CATATAATCCGGAGAATCTAGAATTCTTGTATCAGGATGATTATTCTGCCATTCACAAATATTACAAAAATTTTTGTTTTCTACTTTCCTTATTAGTTCCTTCATTTTGGAATTATTGGTATCATCTTTGTTCCATTTATCGTCTTCTTTTAGGTATACGATCTCCCTCTTTATATCGGTACAATGGATAGGTCTTTTATTCACTTCCATTCCTCTCAAGCTTTTCAGAATAATTTCTGAAATACCCTTTACGAATCCTTTTTCACCCACGTTTTCTAGATCGTCCAATGTTGGATTCAGATTATCAATAAATTCTTTTATATTCATAGCATCTTTGCATGTTTCATTCAAGAACACATTCAAATTAAAACTTTGATTATTATTATTTGTTGTATTGATAACATTTGTCGGTTCTCTTTCAATAAATTTATTTATAAGTAAAAAGTGTTCTTTATTGTTTTCTTGAATTTGTTTATTTTGTTCTTGAATTTGTTTATTTTGTTGAATAAGTAATTCTTTGAATTCATTATTTTGTTTTATTATTTCAAAAACAGAAGATGAATCTAAAATTTTATTTTTTATTTTATCATAGTCACAATTTTCCTTATGTTTGTGAAGTCCTTGACTATATTTGTAAATTTTTCCACAATTACATTTGAATTGTTTAATAATATTAATACTATTTTTATCTAATTTATGTTTTGCTGTTAATATATGCTTATCATAGTTACATTTTTGGCTTGCACTATAATCACATTTTTCACAGAAATACTTATTTAATACTTTTTCTGTATTCAAAATATGTTTTGCAGTTAATATATGCTTATCATAGTTACATTTTTGGCTTGCACTATAATCACATTTTTCACAGAAATACTTATTTAATACTTTTTCTTCATCCATTTTTCCTAAACTATCTAAAGAAAAGTATTTATATAAATTTTTAATTAAATATTTTATATGTAATAATAATTTAATACAAAATTTATCACTCATAATATTACAAATATCACCTTTCTTAAAAAATATTATTACTTAATTTGCTAACAAATAAATAAATAACAAATAAATACTTATTAATAATAATCGTAACAAACTATTAATATTATATTAACAAGATCTTATCATAAACCATGCTAAAATTATTATTAATACATAAATAATACTTTTTATTATTATAAGTATGGATACATTAAAAGTATTGAATAAGTATTGATAAAAAGTTACGCTAACACATTTTTCGGACATTTTTTCGGGATTTACTGCATTATGCTTTAAAACCACTTTTTAAAAGGCCTTTGTAAATTTCTTTTTCAGAAAACCAAAAAAGGACAATTATTAATTGTCCTTTTTCCAAAAAATCTTCCATTTTATTATACAATTCTTTCATTTTTATGAAATTGTAGGGGGGACCCTACGATTTTGACTTTTTAAATATTTAACATAATAATACTTTAATGCATAAATTATTTGCTCGATAATTGTTTTATTATATTTTTTTATAATTATTTGTTACTATATTTGTAAACAAAATATTAAATAATAATTTAATACTATAATAAAAATATGATTATAAAGTATTAAAAATATATTAATAAATTATAACTGTATATGCTATGAAAATATATGATAATACTTTAATAATACATTTTAATCATTATAAGTATGGATACATTAAAAGTATTGAATAAGTATTGATAAAAAGTTACGCTAACACATTTTTCGGACATTTTTTCGGGATTTACTGCATTATGCTTTCAATCCACTTTTTTAAGGGCCTTTGTAAATTTCTTTTTCAGAAAATCAAAAAAGGACAATTAATAATTGTCCTTTTTCCAAAAAATCTTCCATTTTATTATACAAAGTAGTAAAAAAGTCAAAATAGCAGGGGGGGGCCTACGATTTTGACTTTTTGATATTTTTCATTAAAAAATAATAGTAAGTTCTCCGTAAAATTATCTATAGTTATTTTACATAATATTCTTTATAATAAATATGGAAAAAAACGAGGAAAAAAACGAGGAAAAAAACGAGGAAAAAAACGAGGAAAAAAACGAGGAAAAAAACGGAGAAAAAAACGATAAAAAAGATATTTGTATAGATTCTAGTTTATTTGAAAAAAAGAAACGAAATAAAAAATCTGAGAACGTTTTAGAAATAACACCCAAAATACCCAAAAAAAGAGTAATAACAACCACAGAAGAATGGAAATTTGAAGCCTATGAATTATTACCCGAAAAACAGCTCGAATACGTGAAACAATTGTATGAAAACAACATAATAGATATTAATCCCTGTAAATTTATAAAACAACAATTACAACAAAAATTAGGAGGATATCGTTCCCAAGACTTGAAAAAGGATAAATACAAAGAAGAAATCTTTATAAAAAAAGAACAGGTTCTCCAATTAATGTTAGAAATAGAGAACCTATGTTTTTATTGTAAAAAAAGAGTCCATGTTTTGTATGAAAATGTAAGAGAACCCGTCCAATGGACTTTGGAAAGGATGGATAATGAATTAGGACATAATAAGGACAATGTCGTTATTGCATGTCTGAATTGTAATCTACATCGTAAAACCATGCATTATGAAAGATACCTTTTTACAAAACAAATGAATATTGTAAAAACAGAGAACAGATGAAACCAATAATATTTTCCTGAAAAAAATATAAAAAATAATCAAAAAACAAGTAATCTTTCATTATTTTGTAATATATTATAATCATCTGTAGTATTGACATATTCTATCCTAGAATAATTCAATAATAAATTGGCAAAAATAGTAATTGTATAATGTATAATGTATATTATACAATTATTCGTATTACAAATATAAAATCAATTTTAATATACTTTATAATACAATAAAATGCAAAACAAAATGATATATAAAATAGAAAATGATATACAAGAAAAACAAAATCAATTACTCCTAATTCACCAAGATATTATATCAAAATTAGACTATTTTCATAAACAAAATAAAATACCTCATATCATTTTTCACGGGAATTCAGGTTCAGGGAAACGAACAATAGTCGATCAATTTTTGCATAAAATATATCAAAATGATAAGCAAAAAATAAAGACGAATGTTATGGTTGTCAACTGCGCCCAAGGTAAGGGTATAAAATTTATTCGTGAAGAACTCAAATTTTTTGCGAAAACCAATATACAATCAAATAATGGGGTCATTTTCAAAACGATTGTATTAATAAATGCTGAATATTTAACTATTGACGCACAATCGGCTCTGAGACGATGTATTGAACTTTTTAGTTACAATACTCGATTTTTCATTATTGTAGAAAATAAAAACAAATTATTGAATCCAATATTGTCTCGATTTTGCGAGATTTATGTTCCCGAATATGTAGAAAATGGGGAAATCAAAAACTTACACAAATATTCAATAAATCGGGATTTTTCGATTCAAATCACAGAAGAACAAACGAATTATATGGAGGAAAAAATGGAGAACCTTTTTTCAGAAGAAACCGATCATAAAAAATTGGTCGAAGTTTCAACAGAATTATATGAAAAAGGACTTTCATGTTTGGACCTAATAAATTGGATAGAATCATCAGAAAAAATAGATACGATTGATAAATCTACTTATTGTATTTGCTATGATAATATTAAAGCCGAATATAGATGTGAAAAAACGTTGATTTTGTATATGTTGGATTTCATTTTTTTACGTTCAAATAAAGACGTAAAATGTATGATGGAATTATAATATGGACGATTTTGTCATTTCTAATTTACAAGAATCTAGGAACGAATGGTGCAGTCGTTTAATAAGTATTTTTACGCCTTTAGTAATCGAAGGTATAAGATCCATTTTCAACGAATCATGGAAATTATGTTTGGATAATGACGAGGTAAATAAATATTTGATGACATTCCAGAATTTGTTGTCGCGTGTACCAAAATGGAACAATGAAATTATAGAAGAAGAAAGAAAACGGATCATTGAACGTAGTGGATGCAATTATTTAGAAGATTTAATTTCTTGCGTACATATTATTCAATTGAAAGTTCTTACATGTATTCGTGTGGGAAACAAACAGAAGAAAATAGATATTTCTATACCCAAATTAGATAGTTTCATCCATAAAGTTTATATCAATGTTGCGCGAAAAGTTTATAAAAATGTGTATTTATTCGAAAAAAATATTACTCCATTGATGGTACAAAGAAATCAAAGAGAATTGGAAGTTATGGTACAAGAATGTATTTTAGCGGCCATTCGTGATAGTATTCCTACGGAAGAAATCATACGGGCTTATACAGATGAATCGGTAGAACAAGAAGAAGAAATTATTATTGAAAATATTGAAGAGGAAGAACAAGAGAAAAAAGAAGGAGGAGAAAAGAAAGAGGGTTCTTCATCACAAAAAGAAGATGAGGACGAAGATGGAACTTTACCGATTGTTCCTGCAATAAAGAATATAGACAATGAAGATGTGGTTACACGATTGACTTTCAATGATAACAATGATAACAATGATATTAGTATTAAGAAAAAAGACGATGAACCCAAAACATTAGAAAGACTCGATGAAATAAATACTTCTCGGGCTATTGAGCGAAAATTAGAAGAAGAACAAAGCGATAGTGATTATGAGGATGATCGTATCCGTATTTCAAACGATACTATAGATCTGAGTGGATTTGATTTATTAGACGAGGATGAGAAAAAAATAGATTCTTCATCACAAGATTATGTGTTGGATGGTGTAGAAGAATTAAACTAAGGGAACCTACGGTTCCCCTTAAACCCCTCCCTTAAAGAAAATAACTTGATAAACAACTTAATATTAACCAAACGATTAATATCAAATACAATACAATTAATATTATCAAAGGAGGGGTTTCAGGGGAACCTACGCGTATTAAAATATATATAAAAAAAGTCTTTTTTATATATTTATTTGTAGAATGGAGAATATCGAAAAAGTCTTTATGATTGCTATTATAATTACATGCATTTTTGTAATTTCTAAAATCGTTGAAATGAAATATATAGACAAAGAATTCAAACCTATGAAATATTTAGTAAAAGATGCGATTACTATTTTTGCTTCTAGTTGTTTAGGATCATTTATTTATTTCAATTTAGACAGTAATTTCATGGATTTTATGAATGTTGTTACGAATAACAAATCATTCAATATGTCATCTACCCAAATATTCACAGACGAACCTGGATTCTAATTATTTATGTATTATTTGGTAAAACAAAACGAATATTTTCATTTACTTTCAAATTTCGAGGTCGATTCCTCCGAAGATGTAAAGGGATAAAAAATTCCATAAAAATATTCATTTTTTATTTTATTATTATTGTAAATAATAAACATAATAACTTTTTTTGTTAATAATCTATATTTATGTCATTAACTTTTAATTTAGTTAATAATCAAATATATGCAATAGTGCAACCACCAACTCCAACAATAACTTCAGTAGTTCAGTCACCACCTAATAATATAATAGTATCTTGGGATAATTTATCAAATTTATTGACTTATAATTTAATTTGTTCTGATAATACATTAAATGTGTATGGTATTAAAACAAATAGTTATTCAGTTACAGTAACACCTGGTGTAAGTTATATATTTAAAGTAGTTTCTGTTATAAATACTAGTATAATACCAGTATCATCAGTTCCATCGGTCGCATTAAATCCAATAACATATTTATCTGTACCATCAGTAACAGCAACATCATCAATATTAGGTGTTAGTGATTCAACCGGTTCAATAACTATAACTTGGAATGAAATTACTGGTGCAACAAAATATAATATAATACCATCTCTTTCTTCTATTTCTAGTATACCAGGTATAGTATTAAATGGTATTACAGATAGCACTATTGGAATAATGTATAATTCAGGGTCATATAGTTATACTATTTCTAATATACCAAGTGGATCTACATCTAGTTTTCAAATTGTAGATATTGCTAATGATGGAAGTCAAAATATTTCAGATAATTCAAATTCAGTAACATTATTAAATCAACCATCAACACCAATAGCAACTTTATCAGGATCTTCAATATTAATATCTTGGAATGGTGTTGCTGGTGCAACAAGTTATAATTTAATTTCAAATACAAGTTTTAGTTTATTAGGTATAACATCTTCTACTAGTAATGTTTCATTTAATTCGGGTAGTAATAATTATACTTATAATTATTCAAGTGGATTAGTAGGAGTTTCTTATACATTTCAAATAGCAGCTGTATATAGTAATATTAATCCTATAAATTATTCAATTTCAAATTATTCAAATTCATCTCAAAATATACAAATACCAATACCAATACCAAATACACCAGATTTAGTTTGGTTGAAATTTGATAATACTACATATAATCCAGTAAATTATAATAAAACATATAATAGTAGTACTTATATTCCTTTAAATAATTCTAGTACTATTTCTGGTACTACATTTAATTTTTATCCTTACAATGGTAATATATTAAATTTTACAAAAAATTCTAAAACAGTTTCTTTATTAATAAATAAAAGTGAAAATAATGGTGTTACTACAGGTAATATTTTTTCATTAATTTATTCAAATGGTATTCCTATTCCAACAGGAGCAACAATTGGAATAGGGTACACATTATGTTATTGGATATATATACCAAAAGATGGTTTACCTGGAAATCAACCTTTTATGTGTGCTTTTACAACTAGTAATACTTTGTATAGTACATCAATATTAACAGCAAATACTTTTATAGGATCTACATTATTAGGAAATACATCTGTTTATGGATCTCAAACAAATTTTTTTAATACTTATAAAGTTAATAAAATGTCTAATTGGTACTATGGTAGTACTGTTAATAATAATATAGTTTCAAATGGAAGTTATGATAATAATTCATTTATTTATCCAAATTTATATAATTCTTGGTATCATATTGCAATGGTACACATTTGCACTGGAACAAATAGTTCAAATGTATATAATTATGTAAATGGAATAAAAATAAATAATACTGCAATTCAAACTACATATCCAACAACATCAATTAATGGAATATTAAATATAGCAGGATCAGGATATAATAATGTCCAAACACTTTCTTCATTTACTTTTTATTCTAATATAAGATTGTATGGAAAACCATTATCAGATACTGATATATCAAATATGTATAATTATGATTTAATAAATACAATAAATATATTTTCTAGTAATGTTCCTATTCCAGATATTATATGGTTAAAATTTGACGGAAGTAATTTATTAACTAATTCAGCATCAGGAAATTCAGTAGGTATAAACGTTAATTCAACTAATGGAAATATTACAAATATTACAAATAATTCTGTTACAGTTGCTTTAATTAAAAATATTTTAAATGGAAATAATAATTATGTTATAACATCAGATAATTTTACTATTACAGGAGGAACAACTTCAGGTATAGGTTACTCTTTATGTTTTTGGGTATATTTACCTTCATATTATACTATTAATATTAATCTTATTAATTTAAGTAATATTAGTAATTATTTTTTAGGCTATACTAGTAATAATAATAGTAATGGAAGTTCTATTGGATTTAATTTTGTATATTATTCAAATAGTGTATCAGATACAACAATAACTTGGCCTTATAATAATTGGTATCATTTTTGTATGGTTCAAACATGTACAGGATCAAATACTTCAGCTATTTTTAGTTATATAAATGCATCTTTAATAGAATATTCAACAACAGTAGATATTTATCCAGCAACTAATCAAACGGTTAAATTAAATATTGCTGGAACAAATCAAACATCTTTTTATTCAGATATAAGAGTTTATTCAAGACCATTAGATCCTTCTGAAGTAAATAGTATATATAATTATGGTTTATCAAAAAATATTAATAATTTTATAAATATAGAACCTGATATTTTATATTTAAATTTTAATTCAAATACTTTTTCATTACCAACTACAAATTATAATTTTTCTACATATAAAACATTATTAAATACATCTACTAATAATAATATTATCCCTAAAATTTGGTTTGAAAATGGAAGAATACAAAACTATAATAATGGAAATTTAAATGTTGCTTTTATACAAAGTATTAATAATAATTATACTATAACTACAAATCTTTTATCTATTCCTGGAGGACAAGTATCTGGTTTAGGTTATTCTTTATGTTATTGGATAAATATTCCAACTGATGGTTTACCTAATAATAATTGTGCATTATTTGCTTTAGGAAATTTTAATAGTGGTGGAGATACAGTAACTCAAAATATAAATTCTGTATCAACTTACTATTTAGGTAATATAATAAATGGATATGGAAATAATGTTACTTCATTATCAAGTTATTACTATATTAATTCTACTTCAGGTAAAGGAGATTTTAATACAATAATAAATTATAGTAATAATACTAATTTTAATAATAGTAATATTTATAATACTTGGTATCATATTTGTATAGTACAAAAAACGAATGGACTTAGTGTTGCTAATTCAATTAATCAACAATATCCTCGTTCAAATGTTTTAATTTATATAAATGGAATTTTAAATATTGATGTATATTCAAATGATTTTCCAGGTTCTAAAACAATTTCTAATAATGTTAATGTAATAACTGGTATACAAGCAAATCTTGGAATAGCTGGAAATAATATTTCTGCTTATTATTCTGATTTAAGAATATACGGAAGACCTATAAGTAATACTGAAATAATAAATATATATAATTCTGGTATTACATCAGGTATATCTTCTTTTTCTGTTCCATCTACAATTCCTATATTTGGTTTAGCATATTATGATTTCAGTACTTATAATGGATTATCATTATTTAATTCAGCAACAAATTTATATGATGCAATATTAAGTGATACAAATATAAAATCTATAAATAAAAGAAATGGTTATAATATTGTAAATTTTAATGGATCAAATTATATTACTTTAAATAGTTGTTTATTTTCTAATTTACAATCAGGGTTTTCTATTTCTTTTTGGATGAAATTTAATTCAGGTATTAGTAGTAATTTTTATTATACTATAGCTTCATTCGCTGTTGGTAGTGGAGGTACTGCTGCTGGTTCTAATTCTATTGCTAATTCATTAAAATTTTTAAATATTTCAGCAAAAATTTATAGTACTAATTACATATATGTTTTATTTTATTTAACTGATAGCACAGGAAATATGATTATTAATGATTATGTATTATTTACAACAAACAATTTTTATAATGATTGGAATAATATTATAATAACAGTATCTTCAACAATTGGAAGTAATTATCCAAAATTAATACTTTATTATAATGGAGTAGCAAGTTTTTACAAAGGTGGTACTAATATGACAAATAGAACATTAACTACTTTAAAATTATTATTACCTTTAACTTCAAATAATTATTTAGGTTTTGATGGAGGGTCTAATTATTTTATTGGTAGTATTAGTAATTTTAATATATATAATTATGAATTAACAACATCACAAGTGCAAACTTTAGTATCAATGTAATAATAAAAAAATTGAAAAAAAGTTCTCGAAAAAAACAAAATAAAAGCATGCTAACTATATTTTATATCTCTGAAATATGTCAACAAAAGCAGTAAAACAAGAAATCTTATCAAACCTACAATCATATAAAACCAAAGGACTCACTTTTTTGAAAACCTCAAATGAAAGTGAAATCACTAAAATGATAGTATTATCAAATGATGAATATTATAATTCTAGTTCTCCCTTATTAATAGATACCGAATTTGATATTTTAAAAGAATACGCATCAGAAAAATACCCGACCAATTCAGAAATAAACCGTATTGGTGCACCTATAACAAAGAATAAAGTCACGTTACCCTATGATATGCCATCTATGGATAAAATCAAACCTGATACAAACGCCTTATCTCAATGGAAAACGAAATACGATGGTCCCTATGTTCTCTCATGTAAATTAGATGGTGTAAGTGGTATGTATTCTACGGAAAACAATGAACCAAAATTATATACAAGAGGAGACGGTAAAGTAGGACAAGATATTACCCATATCTTACGCGTATTGAAACTCCCCGAAACTCAAGAAAAAATCGTGGTTCGTGGCGAATTCATCATTTCCAAACAAAAATTCGACGAAAAATACAAAAATGCGTTCTCGAACCCCCGTAATTTGGTTTCGGGAATTATCAATAGTAAAACGTTGGATTATAAAACAGAAGACTTGGATTTCGTAGCCTATGAAGTAATTCGACCACAAATGAAACCAAGCGAACAAATGGCATTTTTAGATCGACTAGGTTTCAACGTCGTCCAAAATACCTATTCAACAAAAGCGAATTTAACGAATGAAATGTTATCGAATACATTATTATTATGGAGAATGAATTATAAATATGAAATAGATGGGATCATAGTAACAGATGATAATATCCATACTAGAAAAGAGGGAAATCCCGAACACGCGTTTGCATTCAAAATGGTTATTTCAGATCAAATGGCAGAGGTTAAAGTCGTAGATGTATTATGGGAACCGAGTAAATCCGGATATTTGAAACCGCGGGTCCAAATAGAACCCGTCCAATTATGCGGAGTTACAATCCAATATGTAACAGGTTTCAATGGTAGTTTTATAGAGTCGAATAAAATAGGTATTGGAGCAGTAATACAGGTAATCCGTAGTGGGGATGTTATACCTCATATAAAATCCGTAACAATTCCAGCAGAGAACCCAAAAATGCCAGAAGAATCCTATCATTGGACGAAAAATCACGTAGATTTGGTTTTGGATAATTTGGAAAATAATCAAAAAGTGAAGGAAAAGAATATTACCGAATTCTTTACAAAATTAGAGGTAGATGGGCTTTCGGTAAAAACAGTAGAAAAAATAATGGAAGCAGGATTAGATACAATACCCAAAATATTAAAAGCCCCGAAATCCGAGTTTTATAAAGTAAAGGGTTTCAAAGAGACAATGGTAAACAAAATCTATGAAGGTATCCGTGATAAAGTAGAGAAGGCATCATTATTGGATATTATGGCAGCATCCAATCAATTCGGAAGAGGTATTGGAGAACGTAAAATAAAACCGATTTTAGAAACTTGTCCGGATATATTGACAAAACAAGAGTCGATAGAAGATAAATACGAAAGACTTTTGCAAATTCGTGGTATAGGAATAGAAAATGCTAGGAGTTTTACGGAAAATATAGAGAATTTTATGGAATTTTTGAAAGAATGTGGTTTAGAAAAGAAATTGTATATTGTTTCAAATACAAAATCAACAGCAGTATTAGAAATAAAAATGGATAGATCGCATCCATTATTTGAAAAACGTATTGTTATGACAAAATTCCGGGATCCAGTTTTGAAAGAAAAAATAATGGAAAAAGGTGGAATAATAGATGAAAATATTGGTAAAAATACGCATATTTTAATTGTTAAATCGAAAGAGGATCAATCGAGTAAAACGAAATATGCAATGGATAATAATATTATCATAATGGAGTTGAATGAATTCAAAGAATTTTATGGATTTAAGACATACAAAATATAATATATTAATAATTATATATTATGAGTTTAGGTACTATTAATATTAATGGTTCTAACAAACGTTTTTTCGGATCCCTAAATGCAGTTAAAAATTATAATCAATCGGTTATCAATTCATCAACTACTAAATTTATTACTATAAATAGTGTAACAAACAATCAATCAGGAGATCAAATAGGAACATACGAAACAACAGATGGAATAACGTATAATGTTTATGTATTAAAAACTACAGGAATAACTTATACAATAAATTATACAGTTAATAATTCAAGTTCTCTATATGTATTAGCAGTAGGTGGTGGCGGAGGTGGAGGTTGTAATGGTGGTGGTGGTGGTGGTGCTGGTGGTGTTATTATGACAACTGTACCTTTAACTACTGGAAACACAGGAAATATAAATATATCTGTTGGTGCGGGCGGTTTAACACCAGTTACTTCAATAGGTATTGCTGGTGGAAATACAACAGTAAATTTTTCAACAGCTCATTTATATAGTATAACAGCTGGAGGAGGCGCGGGCGGTGGTGTTTATGCTTATCCTAGTGTAAATAATAATATAAATTCTAGTGGTGGTGGTGGCGGTTTAGCATCAAATCCATCTAATGCGAATACTAATTATTTAGTATATGCAAATAATGGTGGTATAGGAGATTCGAATAGTATAGATGGTGGCGGTGGTGGTGCAGGTACTCCTGGATCAAATGGAAATTCTCAAAGTATTCCAAATGGTGGAAATGGAATAAAATGTGCTTTACCGGTTATAAAAGATTTTCTTGATCCAGGTGGTGTTGCTTACGGAAGTTATTATTGGGGAGGTGGTGGTGGTGGATCATCTGCAGGATCAATAAATGCTGGAAATGGTGGATTAGGTGGTGGAGGAGGAGGCGTCCAATATAATAATAATTATGCAGCAGGAACTGGTGGTGGATCCGCAATAAATTCTGGTGGTAACGGTCAAAATAATAATGGTGTACCAGGAAATGGAGGTGCGAACACAGGTGGTGGTGGTGGTGGTTCCTATAATAATGGAGCTTCAACTAGTAAAGGAGGTTCAGGTATTGTAATAATTGCTATTCCTTTTTCAGTAAAAGGAACGGTAAATGTTATTCCTATCAATACTGGTTCTGTATTGACAAATAGTAGTTTGTCTAACTTAGCATATAGTAATATTAAAGCAGTATATGGATGTATTTTATTAAATTATAATTATACAGGTCCTATTATGTGTCTTCGTTACGGTGGAGATACAGCTGGATCAAATACACAGAATTTTTATTCGGATATAAGTGGCAATTTATATACAGGACCAAATTCTAGTGGTATTACTATTACTTCTTGGTTATCATCAAATAATGCTCCTACAACATTTGCATATCTTACAAAATGGTACGACCAAGGTATGGATTTATCATTTAATAATGCTTATCAATTTACAGCTGCATCACAACCAATTTATGATGTTATATATAAAGTAATTAATTTTGGATATACAGGAGCTGGAGGTGGTATTCCAGCGCCACAAGCCGGATATTTAAAATTACCGTTGAATGCATTCCCTATATTAGATACTTCTTTTACAGTAGTAACTAAATACCTTAATTGGGGGAATAATAATTCGGATACACAACAAGATTTAATAGATATTTTCGCAAATAGTCAAACTGGTGCAATTAAATTTAACTCAAATGGTATACCTGCAATGTGGTTACCTAATGCAAGTACTTCAGGAACAGCATTAGCAACAAATAATGGAATAATAACATATAAATATACAAGTTTTAGTACTGGTGGATCTCTATCGAATAATTATGTCATTTATCAAAATTCGGTACAAAGAGGTATAGCACAGAGAACAAATGCGGTAACAACAAGTCCACAAATTAATCCTTCAATTGGTAATAGTCCAAATAGTTATTATGCAAATTCAGGTACAGTATCCGGGTCTACAACTAATTATTATTTACAAGCACAATTACATTATTTATATATTTTTGGTTCTGCATTGACAGATGCTGATCGTGCAATTATTGAAACAACCCCTGTTCCAACAATAAGTGTTACTACACCAATACCCGATTTGATATGGTTGAAATTTGATACAACAACATATACAGGCGGCCAAACATTAACAAATGCGGGAACATTGGGAACTATAACTTGCAATTTCTGGAGTGCAAATGGTACGATTACAAATGTAACAAAGGGATCAACAACGATAGCTTTAATTTCAAATACAACAGGTTCAACTTCAAATGGTTATTGGAATGTAACATCGAGCACAATTACAATTCCTACCGGTTCTTATGGTATGGGTTATACTTTTTGTTATTGGATATATGTTCCAAGTAATGGTTTACCATTATCAAATGGTGCAACAGGTATGTTAGCTAGTTTTGGAGGAACACCCAATTCGGCAACACAGGGATGGATAAATACATATTTTGCAGGAAATTATTTTAGTGGTTCAGGAACAGGTATAACGAATATGGTAAATTGGTATTATCCAAGTTCTGCTTATAATGATACTACATTTACTAGTACTACAACATATTCAAAGTGGTATCATATTGCTATAGTACAATTTTGTACGAATAGTAATACATCGAATGTATATATTTATAAGAATGGTGCATCTGTAAATACTACAACAACTACATATCCAACATCGTCTCAATCTATAAATTTGGGAATAGCAACCGCACAAACATCGGCTTATTATTCAGATGTAAGAGTATATGGAAGACCATTGTTATCATCAGAAATAACTTCCGTATATAATTATGGTATATCCGCGGGTATTAGTAGCGTGGTTATTTTACCAAAGATAGTTTTGTATTTCCCATTTAGTAAAGATTTATTGAATTATGCGACTGGAACTGGAGTAGAATTCTGGAGAACATTTGATGGAACGAATGCAGTAGGAGGATCTTATGGTACAGGAACAGTAAGTATTGATACAACTAATAAATGGAATTCAAGTATTAATGGTACTTTGAAAAAAACGGCAGGAACATCTTGTTTATATGGTCCATCAGGGTATACTTTACCGGCAAATTCAAATGGTTATACAATATCGTTTTGGTATTATACTCCATCAAATACAGGATATGGTAATAATATTTTTAACTTTTTTAATAGTTTATCTTCACCTGCTCCTACAAGTAATGGAACTACAAATGGACTTATGACAAGTTGGAATTATAATGCTTATACAGGCCAAAATAATGCTGGTATTATTTATTTCTTTGGTAATGGATATAATATTGGAGGATTTTCATCTGGACCACCAACGAGTGCATGGGTACATATAGTAATATCTTTAACACCAACTGGTGCTTGGTCTTTCTATTTAGTTCCTTTGACAACTACAACATTCCCAACATCACCAGGTCCAAATTGTTTTGGAACAGGTTCAACATATACTTCAGCAACAAGTATTAATGATTTGAGAATATTTGGTACAGGAGTTTCAGGAGCAGTACAATCACCATATGCAACAACAACATTTACTACTCCAAAACAAACAGATCCAGTAACATATTATATAAGTGATTTCTATTTATTTGATGGTGTTTTGAATACAGCACAAATGCAATATTTACATTCTACTCAACAATATAGTTAGATTTTTGAAAATATAAAAATAATTGTTGATAAAAATGGCTCATTTTGATTCTTCAAAGGATTTAAAAATATTTCGTTATGAATTATAAGATGGAATTTTATAATTCATATATTTTTTTGAAACCGAATAAAGATGAAGAAGAATCCTTTTACTATTTCATATCCAATAGTGAAATAGAATTGATAAGCGATTCGTCAGCATTTAGTTTTGTTTATAAATGCAAATTCAAAAAATATCCCGAAAAATCCCCCTATTATTATTTGAATTCGAAAAATGAGGAAAAGGATGTTACTGAAATAGCAATCAAATGTTTATTATTAAATGATCGTAATGATAATGAATCCGATGACAACCATTATTGGTACTATAAAAGACCACACGGAAAGAATTCGAAAAGATCTTTGGATATAAAATCGCGGTTTGAAGAAGAAGTGCGTATTCAAATCAAACTATCAAAAAATTCGCTTGATAAGTTGAATCGTAATGTTCCTATTGTTTTATTTGCAAGAGTATTTGAAAACTCTACTCGAAAATTCCAAATATTATCTTCGGCATTAAAAAATGCTTCAAATCCATCAACCACTATTAATCCTATAAAACAAATGTTAAGAGAACTTGAAAGAAAAAATCCTGAATTTATAGTCCCCTCTTTTTTAGAAAATATAACCAATTTCTTTTTCCAATCCTCAAACCCTCAAAAATACGATCCTATAAAATATTATTTTGGATTTATAGCAATGGAATACATTCCACCCAACTATAAAACATTATGTGATATTATTAAACCAATTATCATGGATGAAATAAAATCAAAACCGGAAAACAAAGACATTTACAAACACGATTCATTAACACTTTCTACAAAATCAAATCGATTAAGATGGATGTATAATACTGCACGATACGAATTGCTTCGGCTAGCAATTGATACGGGATATAGTCAAGGAGATTATCATACAGACAATATTTTGATCGATGAAAATACGCGTAGATGTATGATAATCGATTTTGGAAAAGCCAAAAAAATCGATAATTATGACACTGTTTTAGATATTGATATTTATGAAGAGATATTGGGACTTTCAAACGTCCAAATTATTTTGGATAGAATATTTTATACTAGTTTTGATAATACTGAAAAGTCCGATGAATTTATGTGGTTAAAAAATATGGATGATATAGATGTGGGTATTTTATTATATTTGAATGAAAATCGATTGACATATATCGAGAACCAAACATTTTTGAATCCTTAACATCTATAATTCTCTTCCATCCATATCATAAAACATTTTACTAGATTCAAATCCATTAAAAGAAGAACTAGCTACATATGTATAAGCACCAAAGTTCTCAATATATAAAACATCATCTATATTTAAGAGAGGTATATCTATATTATCTGAAATTAAATCCAAACTATCACAAGTATACCCGAAAAAACGGCTTTTATATAATATATCTGGATTTTGAGGGTATAAAGGAATCAATTTCGGAATACAATAATCGAAAATAATACAATTAAATGAATTATATATACTTTCATTCAGGGTATATATCATAGTATTGTCTGTAATAGAGAACTTTTTACCTATTACGGACAATACTAGAGTATGGGTTGTTTCTGAAAAATATCTACCAGGTTCTCCAATAAATTCTATAGATTTGTTTAGAATTTCTTCATTAAAAAAATCGTGTATGGCTCGATTGATTTCAAATGCCGTTTCTTCAAACCGATTCAAAGAAGAAAACCCACCACCAATATCAATAATAGTAGGACGAATATCCAATGAAATAGCAATATCATATGCTGTTTTAGAATCTTTGATAGCATTATAATAAGATTCAGGGTAATAATTATTACTTCCAACGTGAAAACTAAATCCGACAATATTCAAATCTAATTGTTTTGCCAATAATAAAAGTGTTTCTACATTATTTAGAGAACATCCAAATTTTATATTGAATTTTATTATACTTTTACTATCATCTACCGCTAACCTTAAAATAAGACGTGAATTAGCATGATATTTTTTTATTTTATACAATTCTTCTTGACAATCGAATGTCATTAAATGGACGGATTGTTCTCTAGCGTATTCCAAATGGGAAACTAATTTACAAGGATTTGCAAATATAATACGTGATGGATCATTCGTTAAATCTAATATAGTTTGAATTTCTTTTTTGGAAGCACAATCATAATTTACACCTAGACTATTTAATGTTTTTAATAAAATGAGGTTATTGTTTGATTTTACAGCATAATATGGTTTTACTAAAGGTAATAATGACATCCAATTTTTATAGAGATTTTTTATTTTTTCTAAATCTATAATGTAAAATGACTCTTTTGGATTGTGCTTGTTTATAATATTAGTAATGACATTATTCATATTATAATAAATATATTATATCTAATGGACGTAACAAGGTAAAATATCTATATTTACGTCTACGTCTACGGATATTTTTTTGTCTTTCATTAGGAATTGTTTGAAATAAGGGAAATTCAACTGTTCTTGTGGAGTATGTTTATGTGCGGTTTTGGCAATCATTTTGTATAGTTTGAAATTAGGATATCTTTCTTCACCATTGCGTTTATATAATATGTTTTTTCCATCATCATTCGTACACCATCTATAGATTGTTTTTTGTAATTCGTCGAATTGGGCGATTGAGTCTGGTTCATCGTCATCAATAATAAAATCGTAAATAGAACATCCTAATCGACAGAGATCAAAACTATAATTGGGGTCTAATCTTGGTTTGTTTTCATTCAAAAAGGGTTCGGTATTGTATTGAGTAGATGCATCACCACCCAATGCAAAACTATCGCTACATAATAACTGTCCTTTGAATTTATAAATACTTCTTCCAAAATCGATGATTTTAAATATTTTACCGTGTGTAGGAACCTTGTAAATTTGTTTTTTGTATTGATAATAAATAAATTTTTTATCCGTATTGGAGAACATTATATTATTTGTATGAAGATCATTATGAGTAAAATGAAAGGTTTTTTGATAGGTAATTAATATCATGATTATTTGGAATAATGCGCTTGCTGATAGAGTTTGATCTACCTCCTTTTTTACAAAGAGATCATCCATAGTTCCATCACATTTTTCTAGACAGATTAATTGTATAGGGAAATTTTTGATATAAGCGTATTGGAATTCTTCTTCTTCTTCATCATCATCGTCGTCGTCTTCTTCTGTTTCCCATTCTTCTTCCTCTTCATCGTTGTTTTCATCATGTTCTCCTTTATCTTCATCATTTTGTTCGTTTTCTACAAGTTCATCATCCTGATCCTCATCATTTTCCTCATCTTCTTCATCATCATCATCATCATCATCATCATCATCATCTTCACTAGAAGATGTAGAAGGATTACTTAAATTATTTCCTTTTTTTTCATATACGACTGTGCTTTCTTCTCGAATAGAAGAATCATCATTTATAATTTCTATTTCTTCTAATGAAATAGCTGTTATATTATGTTTTGTAGATTCATCTTCATCTTTTATTTTTATTTTTAATTTATTAGATCGAGAACCTAGATTCGTGAAATTATCGCAGATGTCTTTAGAAAGGATAAAATGTTTATTGATATTTTGAAGGAAATAATCTGAAGATTTTATAAATTCCAAATCATCCGCTATATTGACTTTGAACCGATTTTGTATTCCTAGAAAGGATCCATAATAATCTAATCCGTGTATAAAACCGTGTTCTTCTAATAATTTACTAGAAATAAAAGAGAAAAAATTATCTACATAAGACGCGTTGTTATAATCGGACAATTTAGGAATATGATTTTCTGTATTTTTTTCAATTGGACTAGGAAGATTTATCGATTCGGTATTATTTTTATATTTTCCTGTCATAAAACGATAAGGATCTAAAAGGGGGGAATATTTGATAAAAATATCGGTATGGATATTTTTTTTCGTTTCTGTATCGAATACTGTAGTTGTATTTTGAAAATGGCGCTTATGATTCAATGAGATCGTATTATAATTATTTTCATTTAATACAAAATATTGGCTATAAATAGGGTTGTAATTTTGTATTTTGTTTATAAAAAAAGGATTGTATTGATATTCTATATCTTCTGATGTCTGAATATATGTTTCCTCTAAAGTTTTCCAGTTTACAGGTTTTATTTTTACATAATTTATGGAAAATTTAGGGGAATCACTTTCAGATTTTTTTGTAGATGACATAGAGTTATAGTTCGAATTATATAAGTGGTTTATACATTAGTTTTTATTGTATCAAACTCAGGTTAGGGGAACCAAGGTTCCCCCTAAAACCCCCTCCTTTAATAATGTTACTTATATTGTATTTGATATTAATCATTAGATTGACATCAAGTTGTTTTCTTTTAAGGGAGGGGTTTCAGGGGAACCGTAGGTTCCCTGAGTTAATATTATATTTTGAATATATAACATTAGTAATATCAATGACTTTAGAACTCAAGAAATTTGATATGCGGTCTATTACCTTTAAACCTGATGAAAATAAAGGCCCTGTTATTGTTATGATAGGTCGTCGTGATACAGGTAAGTCATATCTAATTCGTGATTTATTATTTTATCATCAAGATATTCCTATTGGTACAGTTATATCTGGAACAGAAGCTGGTAATGGTTTTTTTTCAGCTCATGTTCCTAAGCTTTTTATTCACGAAGAGTACAATACTGTATTGATTGAAAATATTTTGCGTCGTCAAAAAGTTGTATTGAAACAGGTAAATAAAGAGATTGAAATGTATAGAAAAACTACTATTGATCCTAGAACATTTGTTATTTTAGACGATTGTTTATACGATCAATCTTGGACGCGTGATAAGATGATGAGGTTACTTTTTATGAATGGAAGACACTGGAAAATCATGTGTATAATTACAATGCAATACTGCTTAGGAATTCCGCCAAATCTCCGCACCAATATCGACTATGTTTTTATTTTGAGAGAACCATACCTTACCAACAGAAAAAGAATCTGGGAAAATTATGCGTCAATGTTTCCAACATTGGAAAGTTTCTGTGCTGTTATGGACCAGACAACAGAGAATTACGAGTGTTTAGTAATAAACAACAACGCAAAGTCGAACAAATTAAACGAACAAATTTTTTGGTATAAAGCACAAGATCATCCAGATTTTAAATTAGGTTCTAAAGAATTTTGGGAAATATCAAAGAATATGGGAGACGATGATGAAGATGAAGCATATGATCCAAGTAAAGGAAAAAAAGGTAAAGGAGGACAGATTAATGTAAAAAAAACAAAATGGTAACACTTGCTTTTACTCTTGCTTTCATTATTTAATATCAAAAGAATATAAAGATAATACAGTAATATATTTTATAATATGGATTGTTCGTTAAATATTGTAGATTTAATAGAAAAAAATCCTATTACAAAATTATCACAAACTTATAATAATCATTTACTTGAAAAAGTAAAAAATAATTTTACAGAATCTCAACAACAGCTATTTATTTCATCATTTTATTGTTATTTAAATTACAATAAAACAGCAGATTTTATTATTGATCTAGATAATATTTGGCAATGGTTAGGATTTTCTACTAAACAAAAAGCAAGAATACTCTTAGAAAAAAATTTTGTAATTGAAAAAGATTATAAATTCTTGGTTAACCAACAAGTTAACCAAGATAAAGAACAACATGGTGGTCATAATAAACAAAAGTTTTTATTAAATATCAAAACATTCAAATTATTATGTATAAAAGCTGAAACAAAAAAAGCAAATGAAATTCACGAATATTTTGTAAAATTAGAAGAAATATTACATGAAACATTAGAAGAAGAAAGTAATGAATTAAAACAGCAATTAGAAATTAATAAAAAAGAAAAAAAAGAATTAGAAAATAAATTTTCTGAAATTGAAGAAGAAAATAAATTATTGCAAATTAGAGAAACAATACCTATCATTTATATTTATAATACTACACCATTATCAAAAGAACCAATTTTAAAAATTGGATATACAACAAAAAATATTCATGAAAGAATTAAATCATATTTAACACCAAATGGAAAAGGTAAATTAGAATTTACTATTGAAGTTCCTGATAATAATGTAACTAATTTTGAAAAATATATTCATGGTGTTTTTTCGAGATATCTTATAAAAAGTGAGGTATTTCAAATAGATGTAGAAGAAGCTAAAATGATTATTTATAGAATTGTAAATACTTTAACTCTTATGAATATAAAAAATGATGACGAACGAAAAATAAAAATTTCAAAATTATATTTAAATGAATTGGAAATAATAGAAAATAAACCGAAAGAAATAAAAATAACTAGAGATATGTCTACACAAACAGAAATTGATGAAAATACATATATTCCTATAATTAATAATGAGAAAGATGAATTAACTAAAAATTTTGATAAATTTGTTCAAGAACATTGTATTACACGTGATGATGTAGAAATATCATCAACTGATATTATGGGACAATATCGTATAGTAACACAATCAGCATCTAAAGAAATATTTCATTCATTTAAAGTATATTTAGATATACGTTTTAAACAATATCGATTAAAAGTTCAAGATAAAAATCAAGTTGTTAATGGTTATATGGGTGTAACATTGAAAGAATTGAAATATGAAAAATCAGAAATTTTAAGTAATCCTCAGAATTTTATTTTTCATGCTTGTATTTTTTCACCTAGTGGAAAGGTATTATTTTCTGATCTTATAAATGAATATAAAAAATGGAAACAACAGATTAAATTACCAATTTTTGATACTGATGAAAAAGAATTAAAAACTTATTTGAAAAGTACAAATTATGTAATATTTATGACTTTATGGTGTAATAATGGTTCAGGACAAGGATATTATGGATTGTCTTTGAAAAAGGACATAGATAATCATAGAAAAACATCTTCCACTGGCAAAAAAATACAAAAATATTCGATAAAAGGAGATTTATTAGGTACTTGGGAATCTATAGCAAAAGCAGCAGAATCAGAAAAAATATGTGCAGCTAAAATGAGTAGAAGTGTAAAAAATAAAGTAGTATTTAATAATGATTACTATTATTGTATTTACAAAGAACCAAACTCTTAAATGGTAACACTTATATAATGTTACAAATAAATCTATATTCTTATACACCAATATAAGAATATAGTATAATAAATCAAAAAAAATGAGACACATTAGTATGTCTATTCTTAATAAAAAATCTAATATGAATGCTAATGAATATAGCATTATTCTAATATAAATCTATTTTCTAGTTTTGATCTTTCTAATAAATCTAGATAAAGTCCAATAAACTTGTTGTGATTTGCAAAATACACAAATAAAATCCTCTTTAACATCATATAATAAATCATCGTTATGTAAAACAGTGAATAAATAATCAAACTTATTCCTCGTTGTAAATGTAATGTTGTTATTAATAAAATTACTATAATACATTGTTATTATAATACTAGAGATCGGATTAATGATACTTTGAATATCATGAACCCTTTCAATAATATCACAAAACAATTTCATCTGGTAGCGCCTATACTCTTCAGATTACTAATAAATATAAACTGTTTATTTTTATATTTATTATAATAAACCATTCTAACTTACGGTTTATTGAGAAGCACTGGAACTGTGTAACAAGAATATACTGTTATAAAACGTTGATTTATTTGTCTTTTTTATCAAGATCTTCTTCTAATTCCGAATTTTGTATAGCATTTTTCAAAAGTGCCTCGTTATGTAATTTAGCAGCTTCAACATCCGCAACTTCACGTTCTTCGAAATTAACAGTCTCTTTAACCCCAATCAAATTACCTTCTTCGTCAATTGTCTGTGTCAAAACATTACCACTCTTTCTTGCCAATTTTACGTTTTCTTCAATGGCTTTACGTTTGGTTTCGAGAACGCGTTTTTCAAATTCTTGTTTCGCAAAAGCCTCGTTCTTGATTTTTTCTTGATGCAATTGATTCAATTCTTCTTCTAAAAATTGGACGTTTCCAGTCTTGTATGCATCAGGATCCCATGGGATCCAAATACCAACAGGACCTACGAAAATATCATGATTTGCATCTAGTTTACGTAGAGAAACACATTTATTCTCAGCTTCCTCTTGAGTAGAAAACACCCCGCGTATTTTCAATCCTCGGACAGAAGTTTGGAAAGCATGTTCGCGGTTAAATTGTTCGTTGATTTTATCCTCGTTTTTATCGATGAAATTTTTATAATCGTCTTCAATACCGGTTTTTTTCAATTTATCGCCTTCTTCTTTTACAAAATCATTGAAATCGGTAGTAATATCTTCCATTTTCAAATTATATTTGAAAGCAATAAAATGATTGAAATCCATAAACCTTTCCATAGATTTAGAGAAATCCCATTGTTTAACAAATTGTTCGAAAACATAAACTTCTCTCTTTTTCAATATCTTTTCAGGAGAAACAAACGACATACAACAGAATTTTTGTCCTGCAATAGGTTGATCTTCGTCACATAAATCTACGTATTTAGTATTTTTTTTACCGTTTGAGAGGGTTTTTTTTTCAAAGGTTCCTTGTTTAGCCATATTATTATATATTTTTAAAAATACTGTTTAAGTATTTTATCAAGAATATTATTTAGATAATAATTATATCTCAATTCAAGTTTTCTATTTTTTTATTTTTATATATTATATATTATAAAATAATGTCTGCTGGATTTGATTTTAATGAACTTGTTAAACGTGCAATCAAATACATTATTGAGGGTCTTGCCGTTGCCCTTGTCGCCCTTTTAATCCCCCGTAAACAATTGAATGTTGAAGAGATTGTTATTATTGCACTAACCGCTGCTGCAGTATTCTCAATCCTTGATGTTTTCATCCCTAGCGCAGGAGCCACTAGTCGCCAAGGTTTAGGTGCTGTCGTAGGCGCTAATTTGGTAGGCGGCCTTCGTTTAGCCGCATAAATCTTCAGGACAAATCTCGACCTTTTTACTTAGTTAGTTATTAACGTAAAATAATTATATAGTTTGTTTATATAATTATTATGGAAAATATTACGCAAAATATAGAAATCCAGAATCTTCCCCAATTGGAAGAATGGAAGAAATTTCAACAAGAATTTGAATTGACAAAACAACAATTAGAAAATTGTAAAAAACAATTGGAAAAATATACGAATAATGAACGTCATAAAAGATATTATGAAAAGAACAAAGAGCGTGTCAAAGAGAACGCAAAGAATTATTTGAATCGATTGAAAATAGAAAATCCGGAAAAACTAAAAGAATATAGACATAAGGCTTATGTGAAACGAAAAGCAAATAAAGAAACATAAAAAATCAAATACTTAGTAATTTCTGAATAAAGCTATCAATTGTATAAGGAGTTTTATCCATCGTTTTCATATGTAAATGTGCGGATTCTATAATACCGGTATTTTCCAATAATCCAGGAACTTCATAATAATCTCTATAATAAAGGGGGTAATTTTCACCCAAAATTTCTACAACGGCAGGATGACGATTCACAATTATAGGTGTATTACGAACAAAACATTCTAATACTGTATTCACAGCCGAACCATCTACTAAATTCAAAAAAACCAGATTTTTAGTTAATAAATCATCATATGTTTTATTATCTAAGGCATCTAATATTTCCAAATTATCAGAAAGATGAGTAATATACTCCATCATGTGTCTTATCCAGTTATTGTTTACAGTAATACCATCTTGAGAACAAAATTTGGAATCGGGATTTTGCGTTGAATTATCCAATTCAACAATGAAATCCGAGAGTTTCTCTATAAATTCATGTGTTGGAAAATAATTATCCATGTATTTACCTTTCAATATTACCTTTCTTATTTTGTCTTCTCTTATAACACGGTTTAAATTTAATTTTTTTAATTCCAATGTTTTTTTTACAACACAGCTTTTTGCTCTTTTCAAAATGTTTAAAAATTGTGAGAATTTCGTATTTTTTTCTTCATTATCTTTGTAAGATTCTATTTTTTTATACTGATTATGAAAATGGGTCATGATGTTATTATTTTTTATAATATTTTCAAATGGATTTGCAAATTCTTGATTTGAAAAGAAAGTATAACGTTCTTCTAATTTGATCTGATAAAAAGAAAAAATATTTCGTAACCATCCACCAATATTTATTAATTTTTTGTCGGGATTTTTGAAGAATTTCTGTAAATCAAATGGAGGAACATTTGTCTCTGTAGGATGAGGAATAAAATACAAAGGGACCTTTATTCCTCGATAAGAGAACTCGTTTTCAAATTGCATTTTCAAATAATTGGAGAGAACAATGATACCTTTGCATTTTTTCAAACTTTCTATGAATTCGGGACATTTTAATAATTCAACACTATTGAATTTACTGAAAGTAGTATCAAAAGTATGATGTATGAATCCTAACCATGGTTTTTTATAGGGTATGATATTTATACTTTTATAAATCTCGCGTTTCCAATGAAAAGTACGGTCTACATATAAATCTAATAATACCGGTGAATTGGAATTATTGAGACGTTTTATAGAATCGAAAACGTATTTCCAACCTGAACGGTGTGCTCCCGAGCGATCATTTTGATCTATATAAGAAATATTGAATATACCACTTTTGTTTTCAGATATTGAATCTATTGGCTTTATTAGATTATCAGTTTTAGAATCTTGAATAATCCATTTCCATTCTTCTTGATACGAATAAATAATAGAGAACATTTTTTCCATTAATCCATAATTATATTTTGAATCAATAAAACCCGTAAGGTGAAAACTAACAACCGATACAACAACGGCTTTTAAAGACGCGTCATTTATCTGTCTGAAATCTTTGTATCCGTGTTCTTTCGCAAAAGCTTGAACTTTTTTGAATGTATTTTCAATGGTTTCTTGGTCGATTGTTTTCTGAGAATAAATAGGATTTGTATTATAAATAATAGTATTTTTGCTACTATCATAAATGGATTCTTGTGATGGCATAATATAGTTTGAATTCTTTTCACTTTTGTCCTGTTTTTTTACGTCCTTTTGTATTTTATTATAAATAATTTTACTCAAAATTTCTTCTTGATTTTTATAGATTTGTTTGAATCTACTACAACTCTGATTCAATATTTTCTTACACTGTTCTCTATCATTGTTACAACTATTAAAAATTTCCATCATTTGATCTGCGTCAAATGAAATGGGTAGATCTTTCTCATTTTTTTCAAAAACGTATTCGTAATTCCATTCTATATCGAGCAAAACATTTCTTATTTTTTTGGTTGTATAAATAGGAACCATAGGAACTTCTGAAAATATACTGAAAAGGGTCCCATGAAAACGCATAGGAATAGACATGTAAAAATAGGGGTAAAGACTTACTATTTCTTTTAATGTGAGTTTGAAATTGATATTGATAATCTGGGATCTATTTTTGATATGTTCGAAAACGTCGTTTTGAATAAAAATATCATTTTCACTATTGGTTTCGGGTGTATCGGAAGGAATTGTATTGAATGGTAGAAGAATCAAAAAATATCCATTATCCATCAAAATTTCGAAAAATCGTGCGAGTTCTCTGACAATATTATTATAATTATCTTTAAATTGGGAATTATAAATGTGACGACAGAGATTAATATTGATGATTTTCATAGTTTTGGATAAAGTAGATATTGTAGAAAGGAGTTTTTTATAATTCGAACTTTTCAATACATGTTCGGGGTTTTTATCTTGTAAAATGGCTTCAAATAAGAAGCAAGATGAATCCGGAATATAAGAAACATTATCTTCACCTAAATATTTAGAAAGAAGGAGGATATCTTGGTGAGTTCTTAAAAAAATATGGTCTAAAATATCGAATTTTTTCAGGTTCTCGGATTCTGTAAAAATTGAGTTGTATGGGATTCCTACAGAGAACGCAATGATTCTAGGTTTTGGGATTACATTTTTGAATTTTTCATTCAATTTATCTAGGAAATAATGATTGAGAATATCCCCACCACCGAATATTATTGTAGTATTTTCGAGAACTTTATAATCTTGTAAGCGGTCACAATCGATAAATTCAATAGATTTGGGTTTAGAATTAGGGAGTTGTTTAATAACGTATTTAATAGAGATTTTGTATTGCTCGTCTCCTAAATTATGATGATCGTAATAACCGACGATTAAAATATTCATTTGTATTATTGTGGGATTTACTCAGGGGAACCAAGGTTCCCCCTGAAACCCCCTCCTTTAATAACTCAGGGAACCTACGGTTCCCCTGAAACCCCTCCCTTAAAGAAAACAACTTGATATTAATCTAATGATTAATATCAAATACAACATAAATACCATTGTTTAAGGGAGGGGTTTCAGGGGAACCGTAGGTTCCCTGAGGTTAACATCAATTTGTTTTCTTTTAAGGGAGGGGTTTCAGGGGAACCGTAGGTTCCCTGATTAGATACTTGGTATATATAACCATCCTAATGTATTACATACCTGTTGCCATATCTGGTCTTGTGCTCTTTGTTTTTCTATATCTTTCAATAATGGTATATAGGGTAAATATTGAGTTTGATCTAAGAGAACACATAATTGATAAAGAGTATAAGTATAATTAAAAAAATTAGTACGGTTTGCAGGACAATGCATAGCCCATGGTTTTTGAATTTCTATGAAGAGAACGCATAGAGTTTCGTGTAATTCTTCATTCATAATAGGTGGTTTAATTCCAAAAAGAGAATTTATATATTGAATATGTTCGAAATATTTATTGAATCCTAATTTGCGTAAAATATCCCGCATTTTATCGTAGTTGATTTGAGAGGTATCCTTGATACGTTCTTTTTTAATACGGGCACGAATAGCATTGATGACTTCGTCGGGAATTTGTGTTGTTTCTTTGGCTTGAAATTGAGAGAGGATTTCTTTGAAATGATTCAGCCGTATATATGCAGTATAAGAGACCTCGTTTGGAGGTTCTTTGTTTGTCGGTTTAGAACTATCAATAATATAGGTAATAAATTTTCCACAATCATTATTATTGCATATTAAGATACCTTCATCTTCTTGAGGAATCATTTCACCACGGCGACAATATTCGCAAATATCAGAAGGACAAATGAAATCTTGTATTGTTCCAATTTCGCCATTGACATTACGCCAATATTGCTGGTAGAGTTTTTTAGATTGAGAATATTTTTCGGATTGGGGGTTTGCTGATTCTTCTGTGCTGGCTTTTATTTTGAAAAAGGAATTAATCGCGGATGATGCGGGTTTTGCCATTTGTGTTTCACTATTTGAAATCTGTTGTTTTTGTTCGAAATAGTGGAAAATGAATTTAGAGTTCTCTAGGAGATATTGTTTTTTCTCTTGTTTTAGAGAACGGATTTGTTGTTGGATTTGTTTGATTTTATCGCAAATATCCATGTATTCGTCGATTTGATGGTCTTTTAGGGTAGTAATTTGATCCTTTAATTGTGTTTTTTCTTCGATGAGGTTTGGGATAGTGGTGGATTCGATGTTTTGAAAATGTTGAAGCATTTCGGTATGTTTGAGGTCGATTGTAGTATGTAATTCTTTTTGGTTATTTTTAGAATTATTAGAAGACATAGAGGGTAGGTTTTGAGGATTGTTTAAATAATAATTATTCGGGGGGTGTTTTTATATGTTTTTTTATGTTTTGAGTTTTGTTCTATTTTTTATTTATTATTATGTCATTATATTTTAATTAATTAAATGAGTTCAAAACAATCCGTCACATCAACAGCAACGGTAAAAAAAAAAGGACAAAGAGGATCAGTTAAACGACCATCAACCCGATATAGTCGTAAATATACTCCATTTTTACCAGAAATAAAAGTAGATGAATCAGAAAGAAGTTTAGGTTCTATTAGAAGAGAAAAAAAAAGAGAAATTTATGATAATAATGAAGTTATAGTTAGGGTTATTGAAAGAAAAAAATTACACAATTGGGAACAAGTGCATGATTTAGGTGCAGGCGATGCATTTAAAATTCTTTATGGATTTAATCCTGAAGTAAATTTATTTGCAACGGAAGATCTTGGACCATTAAGAAAAACGTTTGCTAGAAAATGGTGGGAAAGAGCAGGTGTTCCTCAACAATGTGAAAATGTTATTGGTCGATTTGATACTGGTGTAACAACATGTTATATTTGTGGTTTTCCAATTACAACAATACCTGAATGTGAACACGTATTACCTGTATTTAAAGCTGCAATGTATTTACATTTATATAGAGATGATTATAAAACATTATTTCAACAAGATAAAACAAAACAAAATTTTGGTATTGATATTAAAGATAGTAATGATAACCCAATTGATGATAGTTTGAAACAAATTTTAAAAAAAGAATTAGGACTAGAATATAAATGGGCTCATAGATGCTGTAATCAAATAAAAGGGGAAACAGATTTTATAAAATATGAAAATGGATCATTTCAATTAGATTATCACACAACTGTAGATATTTTGAATAGAATTATAAGTTCTTCAAAATCAGATGTTAATAATAAACGAGAAGATGGTATTTGTTATGATCCAGATTTATATGAAAGATTAAAAATAATTGATACTAAAGATAAAAAAAAAAAATGGATTGCAAAAAGAATTGACATTTTACAATCTGTAAATAATGGTGTTCCAGATGGTGTTATTAGTTCAATTACTGAATATTTAAATGAAAATAAGGGTAAAATGAGTGAAGGAATTTTTATGTTATCAGCATTATCACAAGCAATTTTAGCGGCAGACATGAAAGATGTATGGAGAGTTAAATATAAATTAACTGGTAAAGAATATCAAATAACCCAACCTGTAGAAGAAGTAGTAAGTAAATCCCAAGCAATAATGGAAGCGTCAATTTATTCGGCTGAATATTTAGGATTTGATTTTGGAAGAAATCTTAAACCAGACCAAATAAGTAAACTATATTCTCAGATATTAGGAGTTGATCTTCTTCAATTTGAACCAAGAAGAGATACTACAAATATTTCATTTGAAAATTTTACTATGACTTCTATACAATTTTACAATGATAATAATGAATTTTATAGATATTTTTATAGAGATATTTTTGCATTAATTTATTATAGTGATGAACCAATTATTGTAAGTACAGGTAAATCTAATAAAGATAAAGCATCTAAAATTGCTTCAAATAGTTATTCAATATTGATTTTATTAACATATAATTTTAATTTGGAATCATCTATTCAATTATTAGAAGAACTTTATCATGATTCAGTACTTAGATATACTACAATATTTTTTATTCAAATTGAATCTAAATTAAAAGAAATAGAAACTTTAATAGATAATTATGAAAATTTTTGTAAATATTTACATTTTTTAAAATTTCTTTTAAAAAGAATATTTCCGACGTTTAATTTAGAATCTCAATTTAAATTAATTGAATGTACTGAATATTCGGATATACAACAAACATTTTTAGAAACAGCTGTATTGAGATATATACTTGATAATTATTCAAAGGAAGAATTATTAAATAAAGATGATATTATTGATCAAAGAGACGAAGTAGAAATTGCATCTATGGTAAAAGGACTTTTAGAATTAAGTAAATCTACGGAAAAAATGGATGAAGATAATCCTGATGAAGAAAGTGAATCGATATATGAAGAAAGTAAACCGATGGATGAAGATAATCCTGATGAAGAAAGTGAATCGATAGATGAAGAAAGTAAACCGATGGATGAAGATAATACATCGAAAGTAGTAACAAGTAAACAACCAGAAAATAGTAAAAGTTGGGTAGTAGGTGGAAAAAAAATATCCAAAAAAAACAAAATTATAAAGAATAAATCCAAGAAAAACAAAATTACAAGAAATAAAAAATCAAAAAAATCAAAAAAAACTCGTAAACATAAATAAATTCACATTATTTTCCATTTCCATCCTCCAATAGCTATATCTTCACTTGATGATCGTTTAATCGTCTTCACACTCATTTTCATTTCTTTTGTTGCATCGGTAATACTAGGATATTCGCATTCTACCATACCTGTCTGTGGATTTATTTTTTGTACTCGAGAACCCTTAGACTTCCTCAAAATAATCGGTAATTCATTATCTTTCAAAAAATCCTCTTGTAACCCAATATCTAAATCATCCCAACAAACCCAAAAATATCCTGCTGCAGAAGAACCATATCGAATAGCATTCGAAATAAGCGATGTATGCGTATTACAATATTGCGCGGCGTCTTTTTGTAATATAAACACTTTTATAATTCTCGTTTTATCTAAAGTCATCATTGCTACTAAACCTGTTTTTTTCTCATTCGAGTCTACTGTTTTACCTATTTCCTTAGGGGAAAACGGTAGTGTATCATTACTATTGATAAGGTGCCATCGATATCCTTTGTAAATCGTTCTATGTCGACTTGCGTATTTTATATGTGTATAACTCGTTTCCTTTATTTGTCTGGTTGCTTCAGTAATGCTATCGAATACATTTACTACTTTACTAAGATCTTTCGAATCATATATTTGAACTTTTGGGCTATATGTATTTGGTTTTGATATAGCATTTTCCTCCGTAGATGATACCATATTATCATTATCAATAGTATCATCTATTATCTCTTCGTATTCCATATTATTATTTTCTTCATACGAAATCTCATTTTTTAATGTTGTTTTTGATTCTCCATATGTAAAGTTGGTTGCACTAATAATTTTATCAAGAATTTCTTCTAATTTTGGTTTATCGTCTTTGTAGATTTCCAAAGCATTGTTTATCGCGTGATATTTTATTTTCTCTGCGTCTTTGGCATTATAGTTATGAATATTTCTTAGAATAAATTGTTTCATTTGAGTATAGGTTTTCATATTTGTCATGATATATGCTTCGCTCGATTTTTTGGTTTTATTGATTAATTCATTGTATTTATATTTGTAAATAGAGGGTTGTTTATGTAAGAATTGTTCGAATTCGTAGCAGAAATCGCAGGGGAATAAATCCATAACCATTGTTTTAATACCGAAAAATGAGGATATGGCTTGAGAACGTTGCTTAATGTCAGTAGTTTCACCGATTTTAACGATGAATTTTCCATTATGTAATGTTTCGAGTTTCATAATGTATACTAGCCGTTTTTTGTCGTGCTCTTGAATAAGCATGCTGTGTTTGTCGTATTCATTGGTTTTTCTGAGAACATTATTTTGGTTATCTAATTCGGTGTTTTTTTTGTTTGAATTTTCTAATTGTTTTTTTAGTTCTTCGCTTTCCTCTTTGATAACTTCATGTAAAAGTTCTTCTAATTTAACAAAATATTCGTGAATTTCATTTGCTTTTGATGTTGCTGCTTTGATACATAATAATTTGAATGTATGAATATTTAATAAAATTGTTTCTTTATTGTGACCTCCACGCTGTTCTTTTTTTTGCTCTTCATTATTGAAGAGCAAACATTTATAATCCTTTTCAACAACAAAATTCTTTTCAAGAACTCTTTTTGCATTGACTTTCTGGGTAAATCCTAACCATTGCCAAATATTATCCAAATCGATAACAAAATCATTCTTAGAATGATAATTCAAATAACAGTAAAATGATGAAATATACAATTGTTGTTCCAATTCCGTAAAATTGGTTTTTATTTTTTCCAAAAGACGATTATTATATGTATTTGTTAACTGGGAATTTGGATTCGTTTCAATAAAATTTACGATATTGAAAGAGGTGTCATTAGAGGGAATAGAGAACGAATTCTGAGCTTCAGACATTTATACATATTATATTAACAATTCTTTATATGGTTTTCGTTTTAATTATTTATTAGTAATTATTTTTGGAGTGTTTAAACTTCATTTTAATACTTTCCATTTATATCCATTATGCATTTCATTGTTTTCAGAAGCTTTATTTAATGATATGCGTGACATTTGGAATTTTTTCAAAACTTCTGTAATAGATTTATAAGTTTTTATTTCTTTATTTGTAATGGGATTAATTTGTATAACTGTTATACCATTTGCTTTTGTATGAGGTTCAGGTAATTTATTTGTTTTTAAAAATTCGTCCTGCATTTCTTGAGAACAATGATTAAAAATGTTCCAATAATGTCCTGAAGAAATAGATTTTTGTTTTATAGCACGTGAAATAGTTGAAAACCCAGCTAAATTTCTTGCCATAGCGGCTTCTTTTTGCGAAGGATAAACTTCTAATATTTTCGTTTGTTTAATATCAATCATAGCAATAAATTCTACAGATTGAGTTCTAGTTTCTACTGTTGGTGGTAATATAGGAATATCAGTTGTATTTCTATCCATTAATAACCAACGATAATCTTTGTATATAGTATTGTTTTTAGCAGCTTCTCTTAAAGCACTACCTGATGAACTATTAAAATGTCTTGTAAAATTTATTATACTATCATATATTTGTATTAATTCAAAAGTAATAGGATTATATTGATATACTTTTGGAGAACGAACATTATCACGAGTCTTTATAAAAATAGTATTATCTTCAGGAATTATTTCTGTTGTTTCGTTATCTATTTTTATAGTATTTTCTAATTTTTCTATTTTAAAATCACTTTCTTTAATTTGTAAATCATTTTCTTGAATTTTTAATTGAATATCTTGTAATAATTTATTATTTTCATTTTCTTTAATTTTTAATTTTGATAATTCTAATTCTAATTCTTTAATTTCCTTATTGTTTATAAATTCCTTGTTAATATTTATATCTCTTATTTTTTCTGTTTCAATTCTTAACTTTTCTAATTCTAATAATTTATCCATATCCTCTATTTTAAATTGTTTTATTTCATTGAAAATTTTATTTATAATATTAAAAATTTTAAAATTCTTATCAAAAGGGTCATATCTTATAAAAATACAATTATTAATTTTTGTTTTAATATAATTTTCTCTTTCTAAATCTCTTAATTTATTTGTAATTGTTTTATGATGTTCTTCATCACATTCAACAATAATATTATATTTTGGAAAAAATAAATCTATTCTATATTTATCGATCTTATACTGTTCTATCATTTCTTCTCCATTAAACGATTCTAATAAACATTTTACAGTATCTGCTTCTATACACGAATAAATTTTTGTTTTAATATCTAAACCAATTTTTTTAGAAAATTCTATTAAATTTATTTTACGGGTTGTTAATAAAATATTAATAAATCCATTATATGTAAGATAATTCATATATTGTTCTCCACCTGTTGTATCTGTTTTTATTAAAAATTTATCATTTACAATATTTTTATTTATATTTGTTAATTTCAATATTTCACCAATATCTGATGCACAAAACAATACATACGGTTCTTCGTTATTTTTAATTATTCTACACTTATAATTTTTCTCTATATTAGATGCTATTGATAATTGTTCTTCTTTTGACATTGTTATATTTATTAATATAATATATTGTTTATATTATTTATTCCTAAATTAGTTTATACCCTTTAAATGAATGAATATAATTTATAAAGGATATAATATTACATTCATTTAAAACGAATAAAAATGTTATTTACATTCAAAATAATATAAAGCTTATCTTTTATTATATAATATATTTGAAATGCCTTGTAAATTTATTAGCGCTACTGGTGAAAAATGTACGAAATCCGCATTGTATAATTTAAAAGGTTCTTCTCCAGAATATTGTTCTTTACATAAAACAGAAGAAATGGTCGATGTATACTCTATAAGGTGTGAACATAAAAATGAAAAAGGTGATTCTTGTAATAAAACAGTTAGTTATGGTTATCGAGATACAAAGAAAAAGGTACGCTGTGCCGAGCATAAATTAGATGGTATGATCGATTTAAAACATCCACCATGCCAAGAACCAAATTGCAGTAATACTAGATCTTATGGATTCCCTAATGAAAAAGCAGCTACTTATTGTTCCGAACATAAAAAAGATGGAATGATTAACGTAAAACATAAAAAATGTGAGAAATGCAGTCAAATACCATCATATAATTATAATGGAGAAACAAGAGCGAAATTTTGTAAAGAACATAAATTAGAAAATATGGTAGATGTTACTCATAAGCGTTGCGAATATAATGGATGTATTCATAGACCACTTTATAATATTAAAGGTGAAAAACCTCGTTTTTGTAATCATCATAAAACGAATGAAATGATAGATGTTTTAAATAAAAGATGTAAATATATAGATTGCTATAAATTTCCATCATATAATTATCCAATTGAATCAAAACCTTTATATTGTTCAGAACATAAACTTAAAGATATGATTTTTGTTTTAGGAACAAAATGTATTAATGAATGGTGTGAAGAAAGATATTATATAAATAAATATGATAATTATTGTTTCCGTTGTTTTGTAAATTTATTTCCAGATAAACCCAATTCACGAAATTATAAAACAAAAGAAAAAGCTGTATGCGATTTTATATTTGAAACTTTTAATAATATGACATGGATTACTGATAAACAAGTTTTAGATGGTTGTTCACGTAGAAGACCTGATTTATTATTAGATTTAGGTTATCAAGTAATAATTATAGAAGTCGATGAGAATCAACATAATGACTATGACTCTACTTGTGAAAACAAACGTTTAATGGAATTATCTAAAGATGTAGGACATAGAAATATAATATTTATTCGTTTTAATCCTGATGATTATAAAAATATTAATAATGAAAAAATAAAATCCTGTTGGAGTATTAATAAAACAAATACAATATTAATAGTTAATACAAAAGATAGAAAACAATGGAATATGCGTTTAGAAACTTTAAAAAATAAAGTTGAATACTGGATAAATAATAAAACTGATAAAATGGTTGAAATAATCCAGTTATTTTACGATGAATGTTAATTTATATAATTTTTGTAGTATTTATTTAGCAATATGTATATTTATTTTTAATCTATTTTTATTATAATATTATTTTACGCGTATAGTATGTATATTTTATATTATTTGTTACTGAAAAATAAAATATGATTTATTTTATTTTTTCCAAATTAATTTCTCAGTATATATTATAAAAGAATTTTTCAATGGCAGGAGGTTTTGAAAAATCGCTGCATAAATGGTAACAAGCAGCCATTGCATAGAACCAAAAAACAACCCACTAAAAGCAAACAGGCACTGTTTTTGGAAACTTTGGTTGAACCCCTGTATAGTAAGAAATCTACAATCACTCATAACAATATTCATTTATCCCTTTGAAGATTTGTAACGGGACGCGTCCCGTTACATCTTCGATGGTTTAAAGTTATCAGGATAAAACCGTAGATTATTTTATTATAGGTCAGTTGTTAGTTGTAGAGAATCAAATGAAACCCTTGTATCCATCACCTAAATAAAAGAAGGGGTGCAAGGGAACCATAGGTTCTCTGCTGCGAGACTACTTGTTGTTCGGGAAACCCCTTAGAGCCTCAACTACTAAGTAAATATGGGAAACCTATTTATGGCAGAGAATAGAACTCTGGTATAGTAATAATGTTGAGGATTGGGCGATCCGCATGGTAATAACCTAATTGCGCTATGTTAGCATATGGTTAGCCGTCAGAGACTGAACGGTAGTCGCTTGACAATGAAGATGTAAACAATCTGAGTCAGGTTAAGATACAGTCCATCCCCCTATGGAAACATAGGGGTATCTAGAATGCAACTCGTCGCCTATGGCGCCCAAGATGTTTTCCTTACCGGAACCCCAGAAATCACTTTCTGGAAAGTCTCTTACAGAAGACACACTAATTTTGCGATGGAATCCATCGAACAAACTTTCTCCGGCCAAGCCGATTTCGGTCGCCGTGTAACCTGCACCATTTCTCGTAATGGTGATCTTTGCTACCGCACTTATCTCCAAGTCACCCTCCCTGAAATCAACCAATCTATGAGTAACTATGCTCGTTGGCTCGATTTCCCTGGAGAACAACTCATCGCCCAAGTCGAAGTTGAAATTGGTGGCCAACGCATTGATCGTCAATACGGTGACTGGATGCACATCTGGAACCAACTTACCATGTCCTCAGAACAAAGACGTGGTTACTTCAAGATGATCGGTAACACTACCCAACTTACCTATATTACCGATCCTGGTTTCGCTGCCATCTCTGGTCCTTGTGCCTCCACTGGTTCCGTCAACCAAGTTTGTGCCCCTCGCAATGCCCTCCCTGAAACCACCCTCTACATTCCTCTCCAATTTTGGTTCGCCAAAAACCCTGGTCTCTCATTACCTCTTATCGCCTTGAAATCTGTAGGGCAGAAAAGCACTCATCTTAAAACATCCGAGCACTGTTTTAAGGAAAAAATGTTTGAGTCTCGTGACGAGTTTGTATCTCGTTCTCAGGTGCTAGTCAATTGTTACTAAAGATGTAATAATTGGCAACATATCCAAATTGTTCGGGAAACTCCTAAAACCGAAAAGCAAGGAACCAATGGTTCCCCTGCAACCCCTCCTTCAAAATAATTCTTGTAAGGGAAGGGGTTACAGGGGAAACCGTAGGTTTCCCTGTTAGGGTACCAAGCTGTAAATGAAAGTTTACAGTGGCTGAAGAAAAAAGACTTCAGGTATGGTAAAAATCCCTCGGATAAAAATGTGTTAAAAAACACATTGAAAATGGACGATCCGCAGCCAAGCCTCTAAGTTCATTATGATAGAATATGAGGAAGGTTCAACGACTTGACGGTTATGGGTCTGAGAAGTCTAATCAACTTCTATGATGGCTTAAGGTAAAGTCTAATCCCTAGTTTTTTTAATTTTCATATGTAATAATGGTTGAATAGTATGAAAATAACTATAATATTCCGAAAGGAAGGGTAAAATGTGATGTACAGTATCACGAAGTTAAAATCAACCTTGATATCCGTCCTATTGGTGAATGCCTTTGGGCTGTTTCCACTCTTGTTGGATCCAATGGTGCAACTGTTTCATCTTCCATGGCTTATCAACAATCCCTTGTTGCTGCATCTCTCTATGTTGACTATATTTTCCTTGACACTGACGAAAGACGCAAAATGGCACAAAACCCCCATGAATATCTTTTCGAACAAGTCCAGTTTACAGGCGATGAATCTGTTGGAAGTTCCTCGAATAAGATCAAGCTAAATTTTAACCATCCCTGTAAAGAATTGATCTGGGTAGTTCAGCCTGATGCCAACGTTGACTACTGCGCTTCTTTGACTTCTGGTTCCATTCTCTTCAATACCCTTGGCGCCCAACCCTTCAATTATACTGATGCCGTTGATGCTCTCCCTAATGCTCTCCATGCTTTCGGTTCTCAAGCTGCTGAATCTGGTCCTAATGCTTTCATCACTGCCTCTGGTCTTTTTGATCTAGCTGGTGCTGAAAATGCTTCTGCTGGACCCTCTGGTGCTGCTCAATCAAATGCTGGTAACTGGGCTTCCACTGGTGGTCCTCTTGCTCCCTTCTCTCAAGGTAGTAACAATGCTGGTTCCCTTGTATCTGATGCTGGTACCTTTGTCCTTGCCGAAACCGCTCTTGACATGCATTGCTGGGGTGAAAATCCTTGCGTTACCGCAAAACTCCAACTCAACGGCCAAGACCGCTTCTCTGAACGTGAAGGCTCTTATTTCGACGTCGTCCAACCTTATCAACACCACACTCGCGCCCCAGATACCGGTATCAACGTTTATTCATTCGCTTTGAGACCTGAAGAGCACCAACCATCAGGGTCTTGCAACTTTTCTCGCATTGATAATGCAGTGCTCCAATTGGTTCTCTCAGCACCTACTGTAAGTGGTACAGCGACCGCCAAAGTCCGTGTTTATGCAGTCAATTATAATGTTCTTCGTGTTATGTCGGGTATGAAAAGAAATTCCAAGCCGTACCAAAAAACAACCCGCCGCAAACAAACAGGCACTGTTTGCGGAAACTTCGGTAGCGCCCCTGTTTATACTGTCGCCTGTTGTTAGTGAGGTTTTAAAACCTTGCAAGACTACTTGTTGTTCGGGAAACCCCTTAGAGCCTCAACTACTAAGTATAATGGGAAACCATTGTATGGCAGAGAATAGAACTCTGGTATAGTAATAATGTTGAGGATTGGGCGATCCGCATGGTAATAACCTAATTGCGATATGCTAAGCATATGGTTAGCCGTCAGAGACTGAACGGTAGTCGCTCGATAATGAAGGTCTAAGCAACCTGAATCGGGTTAAGATACAGTCCACCCTCTAGGGAAACTTAGAGGATAACATCTATTTAAAAATATGGCTGCATTTATGCAGTTGATGTTCTACAGCAGGGCTGGTGTAGCATATTCAAATTAGTTAGGACGGTATTGCTTACTTTTTTGTGACATACCAATGTATAAATAAAAATATATAAAAATACTTAAAATAAATATAAAAAATTTGTTATATTTATTAGTTTTCTTTTTCTTTTTTCTTTCTTCTATTTTCAGCAATTAATTTTGCATTCATTTTTTTATATTCTTCATCGCCGTATTTTTCAATTAATCTTTTACGTTGTTCTTGTTTTCTTATTCTATCATTTTCTCTTATTTCTTCTTTAGTTTTTTTATTTTTATTTTTAACAATATTTTTTGGAATATTAATTTTATCTTTTGAATCAGTATTTATTATTATTTTATTATCAAATGGAACAAAAGTATTTTCTAATTTTATTTTTTCTATATTATTATTTATAGGTAATAATAATTTTGGAGATAAATTATTTAAATTATTATTTATAAGTTTTATTTTTTCAATAAAATCATTATAATTATATTCACGTTTTAAATAATTACATTCACCACAACAAGATTTACAGTTATAAAATAAATAACCAATATTACTATCAAACCGGTCTATACCATTTCTATGAGTTTCTGAATTTTTTTTACCACAAATATAACAATCATAAGAAGTTATTTCTTTAAATTGAGATTCTGTAATTTCAAAATTCATTTTTTTTTGATTAGACCTATCTTTATATTTTTTAAAAATTACGTTATTAAAATAATTAGCAAAGATTTCAGGATACAAGTTACCATTTTCAATAATTTTATTATAAGTTAAAATATGCTCTATCTTTTTAATAAAATTAAAATCATTTAAAGAACCCTTCATATAATTACACATTTGACAACAATTAACACAATTATCAAGTAGATAACCTTTTGTTTGATCTTTTCTATCAATACCATTAAATCCTTTATCCGCAATTATTCCGCAATAATAACATTTATCACATACTATTTTTTCATATTCTTCAAATGATATTGAAAATTCTAATCCTTTATTACTTGCTGTTCTAATATAAACATTATAATTTAGTTTTAAACTTTCTCTTTTTTTTTCATTATTATTAATTACTTTTTCTGGATTATTTTCACGCCAATTCTTCGCATTTTCTGCATTATATTTTTGATATTTATCTACTCCCAATTTTTCTATTTTATTTTGTCTGGATTTCATCCAATAACCAGCAACTTTTTCATAATTTTTTTCTTTCCATTCATTTTTTACAGCAATTCTTTCCGGTTTCGAATCATTTTTTCTTGCAACTGCGTTTCTGTGTTCTTTATCTCTATTTGCATCCGAAATTTTAAAATTCTCTCTGCATTTAGAGCAAGTTTTTGTTTCTCCACCATTAATACCTTTGAAATGTTCTATTGTATATTCAATGCAACAAGAAGAACATTTTTTCTTACCTTCATTATTACTATCTTTCATTTTTTCTTCTCTTCTAGCTTTTTCTTTTTCTCTATCCCGTTTTAAACAATCTTCACATCTCGAGAATTTATAATAAATATCAAGTTGTTCTCTACAACCCCGAACATAATTAGCACAAGTTTTTTTACCAAGATCTTGAGTTTCATCTAGGAATATACATATTTGATGCTTATTACAATACTTATTATCTTTTGAATGTTTAAATTTACAACCATCTTTTCCACATAATAAAACATTATTATGCCTTAATATTTCTACACACGACTCTGAATTATTTTCCATTCTATATATTATAAAAAGATAATAATATAAGATTTAATTATATTAATTCTTTATATTATTTTGTTGAATATTACTTAATTTATTCGCTTTCTTTTTTTCATAATAATTCTTATTATATTCCTTTCGTTTTTCAGGTGTTAAATATTCCTTAACTCTTTTTTTATGTTCTTCTTTGTGTTTTTCATAATAGATTTTATTACTTTCAGGCGCAGTATATTTTTTTAGATGTTCCTTTAGTTTTTGTATTTCTAACTTTAATATATCATTCTCCCTTTTTAATTCTTGATTTTCTAATTCTAAATTAGTCATTATTATATTATATTATCAAGTTATTTTTATATTTTGTATTATATTAGTTTTCTTTTTTCTTTCAAAATTGAAAAGATTATATAAAACTTGCTCTGTTGTTCGACAGAGCAAGTTTAACAACAGCATATAGGTAACAATAATTAATCATTTTCATAAAATATTAAGACGTTCAAATTATTATGTATAAAAGCAGAAACAAAGTTGTTTTTGCTTTTTGTTTTCAAAAACATAAAGAATAAATAATTAGATATTGTATAATAATGGACGCTTCGTTAAATATTGTTAATTTGATCGAAAATAATCCAATTATTAAACTATCTAACACTTATAATAATAAATTACTTGAAAAAATTAAAGAAAATTTTACTGAAACACAACAACAATTATTCATTTCTTCATTTTATTGTTATTTACACTATAATCAAACAACAGATTTTGTAATTGATTTAGATAATATTTGGCAATGGTTAGGATTTAATCAAAAATATGCTGCTAAAAGAATATTAGAAAGACATTTTATTATTGAAAAAGATTATAAATTCTTGCTCACCCAATCGGGTGAGCAAGATAAAGAACAGCATGGAGGTCATAATAAACAAACAATTTTATTAAATATTAAGACGTTTAAATTATTTTGTATAAAAGCAGAAACAAAAAAAGCGAATGAAATTCATGAATATTTTGTAAAATTAGAAGGAATATTAAATGAAGTAATTCAAGAAGAATGTATAGAATTAAAACAACAATTAGAAGACAATAAACAACAATTAGAAAATACAAATAAAAATTTCGACAAAAAATTAATACAACAAAAAGCTCTCCAAAGAGAACAAATTCTTTTAAGGGACTATGCTTCTTCTGGTAGTTTAATATATATAATTAAAATCAAATCCTATGATACAGGAGAATATATTGTGAAAATAGGAGAAAGTAGATATGGAATAGAACAAAGATATAAAGAACATCAAAAAAAATACGAAGAATGTGTTTTATTAGATTGCTTTCGTGTAGTAAAAAGTAGAGATTTCGAAAAATATCTACATCATCATGATAAAATAAGATCAAGTAGAGTAAAAGATTTGAAAGACCACGAAAAAGAACAAGAACTTTTTCATATTGGAAAAGAACTGAGTTACAAAACAGTATTAAATATTATTGAAAATAATATCAAATCATTCAATGAATATTCACAAAAAGATTTTGATAGATTACAAGAAAAATATGATTTACTACAAGAAAAGTACGATTTGCTACAAGAAAAATACGATTTTGTAAAATCGACAATAAACTCATCAAATAATTTACAAAATACAATTTCGTTAGAAATTGATAATCAAGAAAAAATTAATAAATCGGAGAATATTAATAAAAAGTTAGAACAAACAAACAAAGAAATATTAGAAAAATTAAATAAACCAGAGATAATAACAACAACAAAATTCGGAGAACCATTAGCAACAGTAGGTGATAGAATACAAAAAATTAATCCAGAAACAATGACATTAGTAAAGGTATATGAATCTATAGCAGAATGTTTGAAAGAATCAAATTTCAAAATGAAACGTCCATCGATTGATAAAGCAATAAAAAATAATACTATTTATAATGGATATCGTTGGATGTATGTAGAACGTAATAAGAACCCCAATATATTGGAAAATATACCGGAAACAAAAATTACAAGGCTTCAAAATTTAGGTTATATTGCGAAATTAAATGTAGATAAAACCCAAATTTTGAATGTTTATTTAGATAGAAAAACAGCAGCAATTGAAAATGGGTTTTTATCTTCATCCGCATTAGATAATCCGGTAAAAAATGAAAAAATAGCAAATGGATTTTTTTATATGCTTTATGATAATTGCGATGAAAATTTACAAGAAGATTTTGAAGAAATTAATGGAGAAATATTATTGTATAAAGAAGGAGTAGGACAATATGATAATAAAAATAATTTAATTAAAGAATTCGCATGTAAATATGATTGTATAAAACAATTAAAGATGAGTGACAAAACACTAAGAAAAGCATTAGAACAAAAAGTAATGTATAATAATTACTATTTCAAATATATTGGTAGTAAATTGAAAATGCTTTAGACATTTTATTCGTTACAATTATCCAATATTTCAAAACAAATTATAAAAAATATATAATCAGTATCCATTTTGTATGTTAAAATGTGTAAATATAAAAACAAATAAAAAATTGATATTTTTAAAAACAAAAATATCAATAACAAACTATGACAGAAATGAATATTGAAGACATTTTAAATCCCGAAACCCCAAATGAAGAAAATGATGATATCATCCCCTTCGTAGAAGACCTAATAAATTCCTTGAAAAACAACAAAAATCCAACAACAAAAGAAATCCAAGAATCCTATGTAAAAATAAAAAATATCTATAAAATACAACCGTCAAAATCCGAAATCCGAAATACATACGAAAACCATTTCAAACATATTCAAATACCAAATTCCCTGAAAAGATGGATGATAAAAAAAATAATGCGTTCAGAATCCGGTGTTCTAGTAGTAACCATTGTAACAAAACCAGGAGCCAACGTTAAGTTCTCTTGTCCCCATAAATGTAGCTATTGTCCTACAGAAACCGATTTAAGTGGAAATCCAACACAACCCAAATCCTATATTTCAACAGAACCCGCAATGTTAAGAGCGCTTCAATACGATTTTGATATTAGAGGACAAATACAAAACCGCCTAGAAGCCTATTTATCAATGGGAAATATTAATGGAAAAACAAAATACAAGAAAAAAATAGAAGTTATTGTATCCGGAGGAACATGGGATGTTCTCCCTATAGAATATCGAGAACAAGTAATCAAAGAGATTTATTGGACGTTTAATACATTCGAATATAAAATCCCGAGGGGTCCGAAATCCATTGAAGAAGAAATCATAGAAAACGAAAAAAGCACATATGGCGTTATAGGATTAACAATAGAAACTCGCCCGGATTATATCAAAAAAGAAACCATTCGACAATATTTGGATTGGGGAATTACTAGAGTTCAAATAGGCGTCCAACATTTTGATGACGAAATTCTAAAAATAATTAAAAGAGGATGTTCTCTAGAACATACAAAAGCCGCTATAAGACTTTTGAAAATGGTAGGTCTAAAAGTAGTCGTACATTTGATGCCAGATTTACCGGGTTCAAGTAAAGAAAAAGATATATGGATGTTTCAAGAGGCAATTCAAAACCCCGACCTCCAATTTGATGATGTAAAAATATATCCATGTGCGGTTATAAAGTCAGCATCAGAAGATAGATTGGTAAAAAGTGATATATCAAAATGGTATGATGAAGGAAAATATAAACCTTATTCAGAGAACAATATACAAGATTTGATTGATGTTTGTACGTATTATAAAGAAAATATTAATCCATGGGTAAGGATAGAACGTCTTATCAGAGATATTCCAGCACATAGCATTGAAACCGGATATAAAAAGATGAGTAATTTACGCCAAATTATCCAAACCATTTTCAAAAAGGAAAATAAAAAATGTCATTGTATTCGTTGTATGGAAATAAAAGATCAGGTCCATTTGGCGAAAAATGCCAAATTAGTAGTATATAAATATCCCGCTTCACAAGGTATAGAATATCATATAAGTATAGAAGCCGAAACCAAATATTGGACGTGGAAATACATTTGGTTTTTATTCAAACAACAATTATTCCGATTATTTAATAAAAAAATCTGGTATGGAGGAGATAGAAAGAATAGAATAGGGGTTTTCGGATTTTTGAGATTGAGAATAGACCCTACTCCAGGAGGAGGATTTGTAAAAGAAATAGAAGGTGCTGCATTGATTCGAGAACTTCATGTATACGGACAATCGATAGATGTAGGGGATAATAATGAAAAATCATCGCAACATAAAGGATACGGACAATGGATGGTAAAAACAGCAGAAGAAATAACAAAACAAAATGGATTGAAAAAAGTAGCGATAATTGCAGGGGTTGGTGCGAGAGAGTATTATATAAATAAATGTGGATATTTGAAAGAGGGAACTTATACAATTAAAAATATTATATAATAGAAAAACCGTATAAATAAAAAATCCTACCCAATACAAATATCAAAAAAACAAAAAAAGATGACATTTTTTTCAAATAATCTAAATACCCAAAACGATCTTTTGATGAAGAACCTAATGGAATTTTATCAAAATCACGAAAACCTCCAAAAAATGATGTATATTATTAATGGAGAAACCAAAATATCACTCCGTATTGTCGATTGGTTCGTAACAAATTTCGCAAAAAAATATTATACTATTTACGAAATTCCTTCACCTCGGAATTCACAAGAAACATATAGATTCAAAGTGTATAATGATTATAAACTAAAATTGAAAGCCTATAGCAAACGCCGTTTCGACCCATTCTGTCGTTGGGAAAGAATATCTATCCCCTATGACGAAGAAAAATTCATGGAAACGACAATAGGTCAACTCAATTTTTTTAAATGGGCGATAGAGAACAAAATTATTGATCATATAGAAAATAATTACCAAATAATCGAGAAAGATATGAATCATAGAAATAGCACAGCGAAACATCGTATCTCAACAGATTCCGAAACATCAGAATCAACAGTAGAATCTATAGAGTCTACCGACAAGACAAAAACAAGAAAAAAAAGAGAAGAATTATCAGAATTCGCATGTAAATGTATTAAGAAGGAGAAGATCAAAATTATAGTAAAATTCCATTAAACGTCATAACCCTTTAATTTCCATCCTTCTTCTAACATTTCAAAACCAATACAATCGTAACAATATTTACACCAATATAATTCTGTCTTCTTTTTTCTAAAAACAAAGAATTCATCTTTCAAATAAGTAATTCTATTTAAACATTTATCACAATGAGTAGAATCTTGTAACATACGTTCTGGAATCAATGGAAATTCATGTTCTTCTTCATCTTCTTCTTTTTCTTCTTCATCTTCTGATTTGATAATCCCATTGTCAAGAATTTCAAGACTATAAATGTTTCCATTATCATCACAATCTTCATTTTCAATATTATTTTCAAAATTAACATATTGAATAACATTTTTATTCAAACTTTCATCATCGGTTTCACTATAGTAATCAGAAATACTATCACTATCGTATTTATCTTCAAGACCATGTATAAATTTACATATGTTATTCAAACACTCTTCTTGACTTAGTTCTCCATCAACATGATGGATATAAACATTGTTAGAGGAATCATGAATCCATTTTTCATGATATTCTTTACATTTTTTCAAATAACTCAATTCAATTTCTTCTTCTCCTATACGAGATCTCTTTTTAATTCGTTCACTACAAATTTCGGGTTTTACATCCAAATAAATCACCGCATCTAATTTGATTCGGTCAAATTGAGAATAAAATACATTCAAAATTTGATATTCTATTTCATTCAATATACCATCATTATAAAGCATTTTTGCAAAGATGAATTGACTTACATCCAAAGAACGCTCACAAATAATAATTTTATCTCCATTACTCGAATTAATAGCTTTCACGAGTTGTTTATAAAAAGTAAGGTAAACCAAAACTTGGAAAGAAAATCCATATTTATGCGGATATTGATAAAATTTCTTCAAAACATTGTCTCCATATTCGGATTCTTTTACAGATTCCCATTCTTCAACAGGTTCTCTTAAAAAGATATAATTAGATTCAACACTATCAAACATTTTTTCCATAATATCGATTATGGTTGATTTCCCTGAACCTATATTTCCTTCTATCGAGACAATTTTCAAACCAACAGGTCTCATTACGTGATTTTGTGATTCAAGAGTAAAGGTAGTTGAAAGATTCATACTATTAATATATTTTATTATACGAATATATATAATAAAATAAACGATTCAATTTTTTCTACTCCTAAAAATGTTTTCAAAAACCAAAACAGAAAAAATAAAGAAAAATAAAGAAAAATAAAGAAAAATAAAGAAAAATAAAGAAAAATAAAGAAAATTCAATATAAAAATAATAATATAATATCTACAAATGAAAGGAATTATTATACCAGCAGTAGAAAAATACGAAAATTTGCTTTATAGTAATATAAAATATTTACGCGAAATATTCAATTGTAATTTACCGATAGAAATATGGCAAATAGGACAGGAAATAAGCGATAATATGAAAAAAACGTTAGAAACAGATCAAGAGAAATGGAATATTATATTCAAAAACGTAAATGATTATACAGATAACCCAGAACATTGGCGTGGATATCAAATAAAAGCATTTGTTTTAAAATATACGGATTTTGATGAAATAATATTATGTGATTGTGACAGTGTGTTTTTAATATCTCCAGAGATTATATTCAAAGATCCAAATTATATAACAACAGGAACTTTTTTTTTCAAAGATTATTTAAGACATACTCCGAAAAACGATGAAGAAGAAAATCGAATAATATGGTTTAAAAAAATGTTTCCAGATCCTCCACAATATTTACCAGAAGAATGTTATTATTTATATAATATTAATACAGACAAACAGCAAATGTGGTTTTATCAAGAATCTGGTGTTGTTTATTTGAATAAAAATATGCATCCCGATATTATTGAATCAATTTATAAATTGAATGAACAACATCAAGAAACATACAAATACGTACATGGAGATAAAGAAACTTTTTGGATAGCATGTCTTTTATGTAATAAACCATTTTATATGAATCACTATCCAGGTATCAATTTAAAACCTGATATAAATATGCCAAATTGTTTTATAGAAAAAATATCACCTTCTTTTACTCATATATATAAAATAAATAATAAAGAAAATATTTTTTTTTATTCTCAAAAAGGATATCCGGATTTTAAAAAAATAACAAATAAAATAGTAATAGACCAATTACAATAATATATTTATTATTATATGAAAATAAAAAATTATTTTTACTTAATATTTTTTATTTTAATAGTATCATTTTTATTTTTATTTAGTATAAAAAATTTGAATAAAGAAATTTTTGATAATAATTTTAATAAAGATTATGGAGATAGTATAATACCAAAATATTTTTTTCAAATATGGATAAATAATGAAAATAAAATACCCAATCTTATAGAAGAAAATTTTAAAAATATTAAAAATGAAAATCCAGACTTTGAATGTAAATTATATAACAAAGAAGATTGTATAGAATTTTTACAAAATAATTATCACGAAGATATAATAAAGACTTATAATAAAATTATTCCAGGTGCATATAAAGCAGATTTGATGAGATATTGTATATTATATAAAACTGGAGGAATATATTTAGATGCAAAAATGATGCCAATTAATAATTTTAAATTAAAAGATGTTACAAATAAAGAATATTTTATAAGAGATTTCGAATCTTCACAAAAAGGAGTATGGAATGGTTTTATAGTTTGTAAAAAAAATAACCCCATTTTATTAGATGCTATTAATAGTATAGTTGAAAATGTAAAAAATAAATATTATGGAGAAAGTTGTTTATCTCCAACGGGCCCTTTACTTTTAAAAAAAATGTTTACAGATAATGAAATAAATAATTTTGAATATGAATATACTACTTCTAATAATGAACCGGATTTATTAATTGTATCAAAGAAACCATTTAATTATGATTTAGCTATTTTAAAAAAAGATAATAAAATATATCACGAACAATCTTTAAATAGAAGTGAAAATAATTATGTAGAGTTATGGTCTGAAAAGAAAATATACGAACCATTTCAAAATATTTTTAATTCAAAATTTTCATTATTATAATTTTTTGATACACTAATATTTTATGGTATAATATAATAGATATTATTATATATAATATTTAATATATATGTTTTACTTTATTGTAGGTTCAACAATAATAGTAATACTTATTTTTATTTTATATATTATTAATAATAAAACAAAATATAATTTAGTAAATACATATAATACAGATAATACCCAAAAAATAACACCAAATAATACCCAACAAATCCCTAAAATTATAATACAAACTTGGAAAACACAAAAAGTTCCCCAACGATATATACCATTAATAGAATCTGTAAAAATAAACAATCCAGATTATCAATATTTATTTTTTACAGATGATGATATTGAAAATTTTTTCAAATTATATTATCCTCAATATTTGAATACTTATTTAAATTTACCAATAATAATTCAAAGAATAGATTTTTTCCGTTATGTTGCTGTTTATCATTATGGTGGATTCTATTTAGATTTAGATATGTCAGTAATCAAAAATTTTGATACATTATTAAATTATTCTTGTGTATTTCCTGTAGACGAATATCTTGATACACGCTTTTGTAATTTTAGTCGTTACAAAGATTTTTGCAATAATAAACAAGGTTTTTTACTAGGACAATATGCATTTGCTTCTTCACCAAAACATCCTTTTATAAAATTATTAATAGAAAAAATACATATCAATTTAAATAAATATATTAAAAATGTAAATTTTGAATCAGATGATTATATTTATAAAACTACTGGACCGGATTTTGTGACAAATGTTTACATGAATTATAATAATAATAATAGTATTAAAATTTTAGATGTTGGTAGGAGACAATATTTTGGTGATTATGCAAAACATAATTATTTTGGAACGTGGAAGTAGGTCAGGATCAGGGAACCTACGGTTCGACGAAGTCGCTTGACGACAACGTCCGAATTAATAAAAATTCGACTTTAGGTAGAAATTTTATAATTTCCCCCTGACCCCCTCCCTTTAAAAAATAACTTGATGTTAACCGAATGATTAATATCAAATACAATATAAATACCATTATCAAAGGAGGGGGGTATCAGGGGGAACCTTGGTTCCCTTGACCCTGAGTTAATATTCATTATACATATGTTCTAACATATTCATAAACGATCTTAATTTTTCTTCCGGAAATTTTTCTAAATCGTATTTTTCTTCGTCATCATCGTTTTCATTTTCTTTATCATATTCAAAACATAATATTTCATTACTAGTATCTTCATAATCTATTAAAATATTACAAGTAATATCATCCGAATCTAAAGGGAGATTTTTATAAGTATATAAAGAAATAGTTGTGTTTTTATAATTCGAAAATGTTTCTAGTAGAAATGAAATCAATACTTCTTTATTATCACAATAATAAGAATTATATTTTCTAGATTTATTACCATTAGAAACACTAAATCTTACTCCAAATAAATCCTTTTTATAATCGTAAAAAATATAACAAGATGTAAATGATTCTTCCATTTTAATTACCAATGTATCTCCAGAATTCTTTTTTATAGTTTTTTCTGTTTCATTATTACAGTTTTCATAATCGAAATTTTCCCAATATTCTGACATTTTATTGTTATAAATATTTATATACTAATATTACTATGAAATACTTTTTAAGTTGTTTTCATTTCAAATTATTCCTTAGATCTATATTTTAATAAATCGAGAACCTTTTTCGTAGTAGGAAATTCATCATTTCCATATATATCTTGAAGAAGTAACCATTCAAATAATCCACCTTTATACAAAAATACTTCTTTGAATCCTAAAGACAATAATTGGGCCGTTTTTTTATCAGCACTTTCATCACAACAATTCTTTCCATAAACAATAATTTTTTTTTCATTTTTTTGAAAGGGTAATAATAATTCATTGATAATACTTTCTTCTTCTTCGTATGAAATAGTATTTTTTATAAGACAATCTTGTTCTCTATTTGATAATGTATTTATAATCAAATAATCTTTTTTCTTCATTGCTATTTGGACGTCTTCAAAATGTGCATATTCTATTTTCTTTTTAAATATTCCGTTAAAAATATTTTCCATTTCTATTGTAATCCGTTATACATTTTTTTGTATTATTTTACAAAAAATATAATATATATTTATATATATTTATATATATAATAAGTTTATGGATATAAAAGGCGGAGATTTAGAACATAATGTATTTGATAAAATATTAAGTATAGGTTATGAATTAGAAACAAATAGTTTATCAAAATTAACCTTATTACCAAATACAAACATTTTAATGAATACTGATATTACTAATGAGTTTTATAGTCATATTATTAATGATCCTATTGAAGAAGACGATGTTTATGAATTACGTCGTAATGAGAAAGTAGAATATAATGTTTATAAAAGTAAAACAATAAAAAATAAAAAACCATCAATTGATAAAAATAGTAGTTTTTTAGTAACAAATGATATAGCAGATAATGGTTTTACTAAATATTTAACTAAATTATGTGATAAAGAGGAAAAAAAAACAATTAAAGAAATTTTGAAATATAAAGAAGGTGAAGAAGGTGAAGAAGGTGAAGAAGGTGAAGATGATGAAGATGAAATTTATGAATTAGCAAAGGGTTTCAAAAATGAATTATACTCATTTCAATTAGATAATAATGAAAAATATAAAATAAATTTTGAGACATCTAATAAAAAAGATTGTGGAATCTTTACAGGAACAGAATGGATATTTACATATTATAAACCAAAAATAGGAAAAAATATAATTTTAAACACTTTTGTAAACTTGATAAAAAATTTGAAATATCATTTTGATAAATTAATTTTAGTAGGACAAGGAGAATTAGATATGGTTTTAAATAATGAAAAAATCATAATTCCAAAACCTACAAAACGTAAATTATTTCATTATCCTGAAACAAACATGTATTATTTACAAACTCATTTCATTGATGAAGAACAAGAACTAGATGATATTTGTTTAGTTCCTCAAATGACTTTTTCTTGTAAAGCAATGAATTTAATTGATATTTGTAGAGAATTGATTCGTGATACACATAAAGTATTTACTGATTATTATGAAGAATCAAAAAATAGGTTAGATATTATTAACAAATTAGAATTATGTATTGAAGAACTTTTTGAAAATTACAATAAAGATCCAATTCATAACAAAAATTTTACTGATGTTAATAAACCCGAATTAATAAAAACAATAAAATCATATATTTTCTTATTATTATTCAAATTATATCAATATTTTAATAATTATTTACAAGACCCAAAAGTAAAAGCAAAATCTGTAAAAGCAAAATATTTGAAAGATACGCTATTTATTAATTCAAGACATAGTAATTATGCCTTATATTTAGAAATAAAACGTTCTGTAAAAAAATGTTTTCCAAAATTGAATGAAACAAGGATTATCGAAATTATCCGTAAATTAATAATTAATGACTCAGTATTGAATAGATATTTAGTATATGATATAAAATATGTTAGAAAAAATGCATTTCGAATTAGTAATACTTTGGATAAAGAAAATAAAAATTATGGTAATCCAAATTATTCGTTAATTTCTTATTTCGAATTTTTTGAAAATCCAATAAAAGAACATGATGATAATGATAATGATGATGATGATGATAATGATAAAAAAACAAATAATAATTGGTCTAAAAATTCAGAAATAATTCATGATTGGCTCAAGTATAATAGTTTAGATGTTTTTTCATCAGTTATGGAAATAAAAAATGATATTATATTAATTGAAGTAAGACAATTCGGACGTATATTATCAACGTTGATTTCATCAATTGCTAATGATGAATTGCTACAAGAAATAATAAGTGGTTCTTGTAATCGTATTTTAAAAACAAACAGCTTTAATTTAAGATCATTTACTATAAAAACTCTATATCTTTTTGCGGATTTATATGAAAAATCTATACAACAAAAATCTATAGATAAAAGTAGAAATAATAATTCAATAAGTATTTTGAAAAAGAAAACAAAAAAAAATCATAATTCAAATAGAAAAAGAACACTTCGTAAAAAATTAAAAAATTGAATTATTTTTTAAAAATATAATAAATAATAAATCAAATAATGAATTTTTATTCGGATAATTTAATTAATAATATTATTGATAATTCGCCGTTGGAAACGATAGTTGAAGAATTAGAATCTTTCAAAAAACATTATGAATATTTAATTATAAAATATTCGAGTTATACGATTCATCATAAATATACATTAAATATTTTAAATAATACTAAAAATATTATTATAGCATTTTATTGTCTAGATATAGAATTTGAAATAAGTAATTGTCCTTCTATTCTTATTTACCAAAAATGTAAAAAAAATGATGAAATTCATTATTATATTTTGTTTACTTGTACGAAACAACAATTTCGCGGACAAGGATATGCCTCAAAATTATTTGATGGAATTTTAGAAAGAATTCGTGTAGAAAATAAAAATACAAATAAAAAGGTAAAAGTAATTTTAAGTTCGTTAGAAACTTCTGTATTATTTTATGAATCCTATGGGTTTAAATGGACTCGTAAATGTATTAGAGATTATCCAAAATTCCTAGAGTATGAAACATATCAAAAAGATAAAGAATATTTTATGATGGAATTAGAAGTAGATACTGGATAATAAATAAATAATAATAAATAATAATATAAATAATATTTTTTTATGTATATGATTTGAAATAATAAAAAATTGATTCTTGAAATGATATAATATTTATACTATAATATATCATTACTATAGCAAATTATGGATTTTACGCAAAATAAACTTTCTAAATCAGAATGGGAAAATATTGAGATTCCTATATCCGAATATGAAAAACAAATTATTCAACTTATTATACAGGGTTATAATGATGTGAATATTCGATTCAATGAATCCCAATCGTTATTTTCCCATATCAAAATAGAGAAAACACCCGAAATCGAATATTTCCTCTACAAAAAATATTTCGACGAAGAAATTTCTATTATTATGAAAAAATACGGTAAAGGAATAAATATAAATATCACAGCTCAACAAATATCAGGAGAATTACGTTCTCTAAAAAGCGCGGATTCTATTCGATTACAAAATCTGGATAATCATATAAAAATAAATAAAACAGATATATTCGAATTTCTCCTTTTGGAATTATGTAAGGATATGATAAAACACATTTCAAAAAACAAAAGTCGTTATGCTTTTTACTTATACACTCTTATTCAAATAAAAAAATCATCTATCGAAAATACAAACCAATATGTTATGACTTTTGTAAATTCTTTGATTGAATATGGAAATTCTATTACTAAAACAAGTGAAATTATTACAAATGCATACGATTTTATTGAAAAAAACCCTTATTTACTTAAATATGAAGACAAAATGCTTTTTACTCATCAAAAAGAATTATTTACGATATGCAAAGATCCATCACCTAAACTCATATTATACACAGCTCCTACTGGAACAGGAAAAACGCTTTCACCGATTGGACTATCTGAAAATTATCGGATTATTTTCGTTTGTGTAGCACGCCATATTGGATTAGCCTTAGCAAAAGCAGCAATTTCAGTAGAGAAAAAAGTGGCATTTGCATTTGGTTGTGAAACAGCATCAGATATTCGTCTTCACTATTTCTCGGCAATCAATTTTACAAAACATCGGAAATCTGGTGGAATTTATAAAGTAGATAATAGTGTTGGAGACAATGTAGAAATCATGATTTGTGACGTACAATCATATTTGACAGCAATGTATTATATGTTGGCTTTTAATCCCTCAGAAAAAATTATTACTTATTGGGATGAACCAACAATTACTATGGATTATGAATCGCATCCTTTACATGATATAATAAAACGTAATTGGACCGAAAACAAAATTCCTACAGTAGTATTATCTTGTGCTACTCTTCCAAAAGAAGATGAAATACATTCGGTTTTTGACGATTTCCGCTGTAAATTTGACGGTGCAAATATACATACAATTAATAGTTATGATTGTAAAAAATCGATTCCTATATTAAACAAAGATGGATTCTGTGTATTACCTCATTATCTTTTTGAAAAATACAGCGAATTAATAGATTGTGTAGAATATTGTAAGGAGAATAAAACATTGTTGAGATATTTTGATTTACGCGAAATTGTTCGATTTATAAAATATATTTCGAATGATATTCATGACATTGATGTAAACGATTTATTAGACAACAAATATTCAATAGATACTTATTTTGATAGCAATATTTCTAATATTACTATGAATAGTTTGAAAGAATATTACTTGGAATTGCTTTTACATATAAAAGATGGTATTGAAAAATGGAGTCATATATTTGAAGAAAATTTAAAAACAAGAAAAGCTAAATATTATTCTATACCTCCTTTGACAAAAACATCTAGTGTAGAAATGTTGAAAAAGGATTCGGGACCATTACAAAGAACTCGGTCAGTTTTACAAGAAAATATCGAAAAAACAAAGAATAGAGTTCCATCTAGTATTTTGATTACAACAAATGACGCACATACTTTGACAGATGGTCCAACAATCTTCTTAACAGAAGATGTAAATAAAATCGGAACATTTTATATTCAACAAACCAATATTCCTTCAACGGTTTTCCAAACCATATTAATGAAAATAACTAAAAATGAAGATTTTATAAAACAAATAGAAGATTTTGAAAAAATGATTGAAATAAAGGAAAAAAAGGTGACAATACCAGGAGAAGAAAAAACAGATGCTAGAGAAAGCGGACGTTTATGTAAAGAATCACAAGCATGGATGGATAAAATAAACAAATTACGTAAAGAAATCAAATTGGTTTCACTAGATGCTTCATATATACCTAATACACGCCCTCATCAACAAGCTTGGGGACCTGATAGTGAAATCAATGAATCAAGTTTTGTATCAAATATTGGAGAAGATATTGCAAAGAAAGTTATGGAATTAAATGTTGAAAATGATTTGAAGATATTATTGTTATTAGGAATTGGAATGTTTACAGATATTAAATGTATTGAATACAGAGAAATTATGAAAAAACTAGCAGACGAACAACGATTGTTTATAATTATTGCTTCAACAGATTACATTTATGGTACAAATTATCAATTCTGTCACGGATTCATAGGTAAGGATTTATCTAGAATGACTCAACAAAAAACATTACAAGCAATGGGGCGTATTGGACGTAATAATATACAACAAGATTATACAATTCGATTTCGAGATGATAATATGGTAAAGCAATTGTTTTGTAGAGATAATGACAATCTTGAAGCGAGAAATATGTGTTTGTTATTTAATAGTGATTAAACGGTTTAAATGTATTTTCTAGATGTTTGTCTATGTAATAATTTATCTCTTATTTTGAATGTTGTTATTCTATTTTTTTTATTCTTTTTTTTTATTTCTTCCTTTTTTATGATAATTGATTTTTGTTCTTCTGGTTCTGGTTCTGGTTCTGGTTCTGATTCTGATTCTGATTCTGATTCTGATTCTGATTCTTTGAAAGAATAAAAATTATTTATTTTTTCAGTAATATATTTATCATCAAAAGTTATATTTTTTTTTTCTGGTATTTTATCTATTTTTTCAAAACTCATATCAATATATTCTGAAAAAGATTCAATTGTATTGTCTTTTTTTAATTCCATTGGTATTTTTATAGTCGCCATTACATATTTTTTTATCATTTTATTATTTTTACATAAAAATTTTATATCTTTTACTAATTTGTAATCTATTCTATTTTTATCTTATTTGTTCCATTTAAATATAATATTTTGGGTTCATTATCTTCATTTGTTACTTCTGCTATTGGATATTCTGGTTTTTTTATTCCTACTTGTCCTTCTTCTTCTTTTTCTTTTTCTTCTTTTTCTTCTTCTTTTTCTTTTTCTTCTTTTTTTTCTTTTTCTTCTTTTTCTTCTTTTTCTTCTTTTTCTTTTTCTTTTTTTTCTTCTTCATTTGATTTTTTGCTAGAAAGTAGTTGAATAATATTTATTACATTTTCCAATACAGAATTCTTATTTTTAGGTTTTAATATTTCATATATTTTTTTTAATATTATTTTTAATTTAATTTTATCTAATAAACTAAAATTATCAGTATTAATATTAAGAGTAGTAAGACTAGGACCAGTAATAGGAAGAGGACTATGAGTAGAATGAGGAGTAGGAACACTAACAGGGCTGCAAGCAGGATTAGAATGACCAGTAGCAGGACCAGTAGCAGGACCAGTAGCAGGACCAGTAGCAGGACCAGTAGCAGGACCAGTAGCAGGACCAGTAGCAGGACCAGTAGCAGGACCAGTAACAGGACCAGTAACAGGACCAGTAGCAGGACCAGTAACAGGACCAGTAACAGGACCAGTAATAGGATTAGTATTACTTGCAAAAGCATTAGAAATATTACTACAATATCTTTTTAATCTTTGTGAAGTTGTTTCAACTTTTGAACTATCAATTAAATTTGGTTCAATAAAATTTGGAGTAGGTTTAATTTTTACACTCATAATTTCGATATAATTATCTAATTCATCATTACAATTTGTTTCAATTGAATCTATTGAATCATCTGGTAACATTTTTATTTCTATTGATGAATCTATAATTTTTTTTTTGATTTCTTCTTTTTTATTATTTTTTTCTTCTTCGTTAAGAATACCATTAATATTTTTTTCTTCTTCTTCTGCCGCTTTATAAATTTGTATTTCTATAGTGTCAATAGAGTTGCAATTATATTCTTTAATTTCAGGAATATTTTCTTCTTGTATTATTTTTGGTTTTACAATTTCTTGAATAATACTAATAGTTTTTTCTAATACTTCAGAATTTTTTTCCGTTTCTGATTGGTTTACTTGTGAAGTAACAAAATTATTATTTCCATTTTCTTCTTTTTTTGGATTTGCAAGAGCTTTTATAATTTCAATTGTTGTTTTTAATTTATTATCAGATTCTTCTGCTTCTTCTTCTTCTTCTTCTTCTTCTGCTTCTTCTTCTTCTTCTTCTTCTTCTTCTTCTGCTTCTTCTTCTTCTTCTTCTTCTTCTTCTTTTTCTTCTTTTTCTTCTTTTTCTTCTTCTTCTGCTTCTTCTGCTGCTTCTTCTTCTGCTGCTTCTTCTTCTGCTGCTTCTTCTTCTTCTGCTGCTTCTTCTGCAACTACAATTTCTTCTGGTTCTATAACTTTTTTAATAACTTCAATAATATGTTTTAATGTATCATTACCATTACCATCATTATTAATACTATCATTATCATGATTAGTACTACCTTCATTATCATCATTACCATCTGTCAAAGCTTTAATTAAATGAAGTATTAATAGTATTGATTTATCATCATCATCCATTATAATAATATCTATTAATATATATTATTATATTACTAAAAAGACATGAAATAATTATATACACTTATAAAAATAGTTTTTTCAAAATACTAATTCATATAAGGTCTTTGATTTTTTGAAACACTAAGTGGTCTAGGCATTACCATTGGAATACGATTCATAATATCTAAACTTTTATAATTACGAATATCAGGTTTTACATCAGACATAGGTTCAACTAAATTAGTCGATCCGATTCCTCTCAAAAAGGATTCTACATCACAAGAATTACTAGAAAGAGATTCGGATGCAATCCTTCCCATTAATAATCCATCTCCAGCAAAATGTATTTTTTCAGGAATACCATAATTGTTATTTTTATCTGTCAAATAATCCAAATTATCTCTATAAGCTTTTTGTTCCATTTTATAATCACCGGGTGTATTTAAGTTACGTGTTGATGCCATTATATAATTGATTACGATAATTTTTTTACAAGAACTTTATAAGAATCCGAATTTTTATTGAAAACACCATTAAAAAAATCTACTAAACAATAATGATAATTATACAAATAGTCGTATGAAAATAATATAGCCTGCCCTATAGTCTCATCAACAGAAAACATTCGCGCAGCAGCCTTTTTATATAATTCTGAAAATTCTTCAATATGTTGGGTTTTTTGAAACAGATATTCTAACATCATTTTCGAAGAATCATCATCATAGGATATTTCATCTCGTGTTTCATCATCAAGAATTTCATCGTTATGATTTTCTATTTTTTTGATTTTATCCTCATAATTTTTTTTATTCATATTAAAAAGTTTTCGAATACATTTGCGATATTCATTTGTATTTGTATATTCTATAACAATATTTGTAGGATATTCTATCATATTATTGTATTTCAGTAATATAATAATACTATAATGAACGTTTAATACCTTTTATATTATTATTTATTCGAAATAAATAAAAAAATAAAATTAAATAATAATCAAAAAATCATCTAAAAACTATTAGAAGGACGATTACCATTTTGAAATTTGGTATCACTAGACATATCTCGAGTAGTCATACCACCTCTTACCCAACCATTCAAAGCAGCTTCTTCTACATTTTTTGCAGGATCCTCAACTCTAGATTTCATATCACTATTTGTAGGGTATAAAGAATAATCGCTAAATGATTTTTCCATAATAGTCGATACACTCTTTTTATCATGGACTACTTCGCCTTGTTGTAATTGAGATTCTAAAGCTGGATCACAACTTCCTTTCCCTAAATATGGTACAGTTAAAAATGGTCGAGGGAACAACATAAGTTTCTCAATAGAACGTTCATTTTCCATACTAAAAAAAAGTTCCGATTCATCTGCTGCGGATTGTCCGGATAATCCATGTCCGTTTGTCATACCATTAAATGTTGTAGTAGGTTGTTCTATAGCAAATTTTACATGATTGTCAGAAACAATGTTACTAAAATAATTAGAAAGAGTATAGTTTGCAAATCGAGTATTATAAACATTTTTTTGAGATTGGTCAGTAGAATCTAAACTAATTCTTCCCATATTATTAAAATTGAAATCAAACATTGATGACATATCTATTATATTATTATACAATATAATAATAATATAATATTTGTTATTTTATATTTACAAGTACAAAAAACATTTTTTCAAAATGAATAAAGGAAGTATGGTAATATATACAATGATAAAATCAATATAAACATTTTTTGTTTCAAAGAAAAACCTTCTATAAATTTCATAAACAATATACTAGATACGATCATCATTGAATCTGTAAATAATACATCAAATCCAGCACTTTCTGAATATGATTTGAAAATATTTATTATACGACTATTTCCCGAAGGAATTAATTTTATAATTTTTGAAAAAAGAATATCATGAGTAATCTGAATAGCTACAGCTAAACCTGTAAATACGAAAATGTTGAATTTGTTGAATATCAATGGATATAAAAATGATGTTATTGCAATACATAATATTATTACAGTTACATCAGACAATACAGCGCCTAATCCAAGTTCTTTGTACCATTTAGATACATTTGTCAATTTAACAACAATAAATAAAAAAATTGCCATAAAAATTATTTCTGTAATTAAAGTTCCAATAGTAACATCCAAATAATTGATTTCCATAATAATATATTATATTCATTCAAATTTATTTTTCTGATTTTTGGAGTCGTCGAATAGCGGTTTTATTTGTAACGCATTTAAAATCTTTATCGCGATTATATCCTGGTTTACATTTGTTGACACAACGCAACGTTTTGGGATTCAATTCTTTTCCAGGAGGGCATTTTTTTGGTCCAGATTCTGGTTTGATTTTTACATTTTTTTGAGTTTTATTTTTCTTACAATGGAAATTCGAATCTCTGGAATATCCGGGTTTACATATATTTACACAACGCATTGTTTTTTGGTTTATTTCTTTTCCATAAGGACATTTTTTAGGACTCAATATAGGTGTTGGATTTTTTTGGGTTTTATTTTTCTTACAACGGAAATTCGAATCTCTGGAATATCCGGGTTTACATATTTTAACACATCTTTTTGTTATAGGATTATATTCTTTCCCAGCAATACAATTGTGTTTGGGATCTAAAGCATTCTCATCTTTATCTAATACATCTTTCATTTCTTCAGCTGTAACATAAAGACTATCAATATTAATAGAATTAATATTTTTTTGAATTTTTAATGGTATTGGTGATCCATCAATTAATTCATTTTTTAAAAAATGTTTATTATATTTTTTCAGTATTCCATTATTTTTCAGTATATTTTCATATTCATTTAATGCATCTTCTACATGAATACGTTTCAATAAATTTCCATTTACCATATTTAAAAATAATTTTGATAAATCATCTGCGAATGCAGGATCTATATGATGATACGTTTCTTTCAAAACATATAAAAATCCTATTCCTGTTCCATAAATATCTATTGTATTTAAACACAAATTTAAAAAATCATTGTAATTATTAGGTTTTTTTAAAAAACAAAATAATATTGTTTCACCATATTCTTTTATACAGTTATAAAATACATCTTTCAGATTTAAAAATTTATCGTTTTTATTTGAAATAGAATAAAGTAAATTTTTTATTGCATTCACTATATCTTTATCTTCATCATTTTTAAAATCAGATATAATTTTATTTATATATTTTATTTTTTCGCTATTTGATAGATTTAAAATATATTCATAGTTATTTTTATTTATAAAAAGGGTTTCTAAAGGGAAAGACCAATGATTTACCGAAAAACCATATTTTGATTTTTTAGATTCATTAATTATAGACGTTTTTTTTTTCATCAATCCAAAATCAATAAAATTAATACGTTCATTTGCTTCATTGTAAACTATATTCTGTGCTTTTAAGTCATGATGTATTATTCCGTTATCTAAAAATGTTTTCAAACCTAGAAAAATCCTATGTGCTTCTAACCAAAATATTTCCATTTTTTTAGTAGATTCTGCATTTTTATCCCATTTATTAGCCTTATCTGCAAAAATTTCTAGATTATCTCCACCATTTTCCATAATCATCAATGTATATTTATCTAAATTATTTATAATTTTGGGATCATTTTTTTTTAAATTTTTACAATTTTTTGTGGAATTTTTATTATATATTCCTTGTTTGTTTTTTCTATGTTCTGGTTTACATTTAGACGGTATTCCTAAATAATATTTATTATTAGGATCAGCTTTATCTATAATATTATATTCTTTAAATTCATTATTTGCTACACCTTTTTTCATTAATTTAGAAACCGCATTTTGTAATTGGGTATCTTCTCCTTTACAGTATAATTGAGGTTTGTGAACGCAACCATATGTTCCTTCACCAATTACTTGAGATTCGGACATTCTATTATATATTATTCATATTATAATCATATTATAAGTCAGTCAGGGAACCGTAGGTTCCCCCTGAAACCCCCTCCTTTTATAATGTATTTGATATTAATCATTCGGTTAACATCAAGTTTTTTCTTTTAAGGGAGGGGTTTCAGGGGAACCGTAGGTTCCCTGACCTGAGTTTAACTATTTGTATGACGCGATAAATTTCTAGCACAAGCAAAAGCATTACCTTCTTTGCAAGATATCATGCTACCATAACAAAAATCAGCAAATGCACCTTGATCGTTAGGAATAGTAGTGCCAGGATTAGAATAAAAAGGTCTCATTGACTGTTCGAAAACTAATTGTTCTCCTAAATCTCTGAATAATTTATCAGCAATATCGGGTTGATCTGGATTTGATTCTATTACCGTTTGTTTAGCTTGAGCTAATATTTGAGAATTAATATTGTTGTTAAATGATGGAGGAGCAGGTTTTTTGTTCGGATTGTAATCATAATCTGTCATCATAACATTTGAAAAAGGGTTACTGGAATCAGGTCTTTGAAATACACCACTTGGAATAGGTATTTTATTATCTTGTAGAAAATCGGATACAGCACCACTAAACCCCTCTTTCAATGTTGATAATTTCTTTTTACTTGATATTTTAGACTTTTCTAATTCGTGATAGTAATAAACAATATAAATAATACCTATTGTTAAAGCACTTATTATAATTATACGAATACTTTTAGTCAATATAAAACAAATTATAGTGAGAATGATAATTGTTCTAGTAATTGTATTTAATTTTTGTTCGTATGTCATAGATTCTGTTGGAAAAAATTCAAAAATATATTGTTGTTGGAACAATACATTTGGATCATTTATCCAAAATGGTACAATAATTTCATCTGTATCGTTTTTTTGATTATTATTAATATTAATATTATTTATCGAATTATTTGATATATCTAAACTATACTTTTCTGGTTGCATTTTCTTAATATAATATGATATTCTATTATATTATATTATACTTCAATCCTTTTTAATTGATCAAAATTTAAAAGATATAATTTATTTTTCTAAATAATATTACAACATAGTATTGACAAAAGATCCTAATGATGTTCTCGTTATTTTAGAATCAAAATCAATTGTTTTATCATCAAGTACTAATTTTATAGTAGGGAACGATTCTATTTTATATTGATTCATTAAATATTTTATATTACTGTCTTCATCAGTACAATTTATATCATTGCATTTTATAAGATAACCATTAATTTCTACACCATCATATTGAGTTTTAAAAGCGTTCCATTCTGGTTCAGCCGTTTTACAATGAGGACACCAATCAACATGGAAAAAATATACAATAGCTTCTTTATTACGACGATTTATATTTGCTACATCTTTAAAACGATTCACTGTTTTATCTTTTTGTCTATTATACCAAAATATTCCTGCTGTTGAAAATATAACAAAAATTACAAATGCAATAATATAGTAATAATATGGTGAAATGTATTTACGTAAAACATCAATAAAATTTGCCATTTTATTATATATACTAAAACGAAAATTGTTTTAGAAATTTTACTTATAAAAATATATATTATTATATTAAGTAATGCGTAATACCAGAAAAAATGTTTCAAGTAAAATTTATTCGAAAGAAGATTATAACAGCAATGATGGAATGCTTACTACTATTTGGGGACCGAGTATGTGGCATTGTCTTCATACAATAAGTTTCAATTATCCTGTTTATCCTACAAAAGAAGACAAATACAATTATATGAATTTTATTAAAAATTTGAAACACGTTTTACCTTGTGGTAAATGTCGTAAAAATTTAGTAAAAAATTTCAAAAAATTACCGTTAAATATTAGCCATATGAAATCGAGAGAAACATTTTCTAAATATGTCTATAATTTACATGAAATAATCAATGATATGTTATGTAAAAAATCGAATTTAACATATGAAAATGTTAGAGAAAGATATGAGAACTTTCGCGCAAGATGTATGAATAATAAAACAAAAAAACGCGTAAAAAAATTTTTTAAAGAAAAGGGGTGTGTTGTTCCATTTTACGGTAAAAAATCAAAATGCGTCTTACATATAATTCCAGACGATGTAAAATGTGAAAGTATTCAATTTAACCAGGGATAATTTGCTTTTCTAAAATATCTTTACAACATTCTTTTCCGTATTCAATTAATTTTATACGTTCCTCTTGAGAACTTAATATTTTATAAAAACTATAAATAGTATTTTGAGAGGTTTTTACAGTTATTTCCCAAGGTACATCAATATTTTCGTTTATCAATAATTTTTTTTCTAATATTTTAGTAATTAAATAAAAAATATAATCAAAAATAGAACTATTTTCATTTATTTTGAAAATGTTGGTATCATCTATTGTGATTTTTATTCCGAGTATTTCATCCTTATTTGCACCATTTTTTAAACATTTTTCTAAAGGATAATTTAATATTAACCCTCCGTCACAATAACAAAGATCATTTTGTAATATTGGAGAAAAGATAATAGGTAAAGAACAAGAATAATAAACAACATCTATTACTTTATAATTACCATGTGTTTTATATGAAAAATCTATTAATTCATATCTATTTATTTCTGTTGCAAAAATATGTAATTCAATTCCATTCAAATCATAGAATTCTTGAAGTGTAATATCCATAGATATATCTTTTCCTTTGAAAAGAGGAATAAAAGATTCTTTAAATATATTTATTGAAAAAAATCCTCTTTTTTGGAAAGAATCGACAATTGTATACATATTAAATTTAAATATGTTTTGCCATGGTCTTTTTATAAAATAATCATCAATCGTATCCCAATCATAATTCAAACATAAAATTACTGATAATAAAGAACCAATTGATGTTCCATACATTGTTTCTATATCTTCTAATTTCCAAAATCCATTATTATAGAGTTCTTTTAATATCCCATAAAAAATGAATCCTCTTGGTCCACCTCCTGAAATTACTAAATGCTTTATTTTATTTGTTTTTTCAATTGATTCGTCCATCTTATTATTTAGGGTTATTTTTTTTGAAAAAATATATTTATGTTGTTTTTTTGTGGTATAATTATATTATCAAAATATAGTAATATTTTATTATATTTTGATATGTCTTGTTTTCTAACAGTTGATGATGAAGAAACAATTGGTAAAGTCAATATTGATGATTTATATGAAAAAAAACAACAACGGGATTTAAAACAATTATCTATATTCAATAAATTATTAAATAGAATTCATAAACGTATTCAATTTACTGGAAGAAATAAAGTTAATGATAAACATATTTGGTTTACTGTTCCTGAATATATTTTTGGAGAACCTATTTACGACCAAGGAGAATGTATTGGTTATTTAGTTGTAAAATTAGAAGAAAATGGGTTTCATGTTCGATATATACATCCGAATACCCTTTTTATTTCTTGGAGTAATTGGGTTCCTTCTTATGTTCGTAATGAAATAAAGAAAAAAACGGGGAAAATTATAGATGAAAAAGGGAATCTTGTTGAAAAAGGTTCTCCTGAAGAAGAAGACGAACAAGATCCTAATGGTAGAATTTTGAATGATCGTAATGGTAATCCAATACAAAAAGGTAAAAAGGAATACACACCAATTAATCAATATAGACCTACTGGTAATTTAGTTTATAATCCTGAAATGTTTGAAAATATTGAAAAAAGGATTAATTAAAATTTATTTATAATTTTTTTTGTTAGTTTTTTATTATTTTTTTTTGTTAGTTTTTTAGATTTTTGTCCTCCATTTTGTTTTTTTTCTTCTATTTTTTTTTCTAAATTATTAGAATTTATTACTACATAATGTTCTGCTTTTAAATAGATATTTTCTCCTTCATTATTTGTAAATAAAAATAAACATTTTATTTTTTTATTGAAACTTGTAGAACATTTACTTCCTTTTTCATCTTTTATTTTTAAACTAGAATAGCTTTTTTCTGGTTTTAATTCTTTATTAAAAAATAATGCATCAAATAAAACACCAAGATTTTTTTTTATTTCATTCGCTTTTTCTGTATTTTCAAAAAAAGGTACATCCTTATTATCACTACTTACTATTTTTCGAAAGGTAAGATTTTTATTTTTTTTTATTATATTATTATAATAATTATTAAAACTAAAAACCTTTGTTAATTCTACATCTTTTTCTTCATCTTTTTCATTATCATTATCATTATCATTATCATTATCATTTTTATTTATTTCAAAATCAAAATATATTTTTGTATCATAATCATTATTATAAAAAGTATCAATATTTTTAAATTTAATTTCAAAACTATGTAAATAATCATTTTCCACTTTTCCTTCAAATTTTATTCCTAGACTTTTTTTTTCTTTTTCTGATTTAAATAATATTTCATATATATCATCCTTCATTTTTTTGAATATAATACCATAAAATTCACCATAATAATTAGTATTATTAGGAAATTTTATTTTTACTATATTTCCAATAATATTATAATTATTAGAAACATATTTATTATTATTTTCTTTTTTTCTTTCATTATAATCTTCAATTATTTCTTTTTTTACCTTTTGTATTTCTAGATTATATATTTTTTTAAATGGATAAGCACCAAGCTCACCTAAACTACTAGCGCTACTTTTAATATTTTCTATTGGTTTAACAAATTTATTTAAAAAACCTCCTCCTACTGTTTTTTTTTCTGGTGAAATATTTTCTAATGAATAAAATTTATTAAAAAAAGAATTATTTTCATTTTTTTCACTATTTTCAAATTTTTTTATTTCATACATAACATTTTTTTGAATCATAGATAAAATTTCAAAATCTTCATATTTTTTAAATATTTTTATTTTTGATTTACGTTTTCTACTATCATATTCGTCACAAAGTAAAAGAAATTTTAAATCTCCAATATACATCATTAATGATTGTTGTTCTAATATTTTTCCTTTAAGTGTTTCATCAAAAAACATTAATGTTTCTCCTTTACATTTCCCTTTTGGTAATATTGGTTTATATTTAATGAGATAAATATTATTTAATTCTAATAATATTTTATTTTCTTCTATTTTGTTAGATAATTTTATAATATAATTAATAATACTCATATTATTAATATCAAATTTTTTTTCTTCTTTTGATATTTTTTTACCTTTTGATTTTTCTATTTTATTTAATAAATTATCTTTAAAAAAATCACTTTTTACTTTATTTATAATTTCTTTTTCTTCATTAAATATTTTGTCTATTTCTTCTTTTTTTTTTAATTCTTTATCATAGTCTTTTTTATATTCTTGTATTAATGGATAAAAAATTTCTTTTAAATTTTCTTTTTTATTTTCTTTTTTATCTATATTTTCTTCTAATTTAGTTATTATTTCATTTTTTATTTTTTTTATATACATATCTGTTATTTCAATTACTTCATTTTTTTTAGGTATTATTTCACTTAAAAATTCTTTTGATATTTTATTCATTGTTGAATTTAATATTTTATTTAAATTATTTTGTAAAACAGTTGTACTTGCTATTGATACTGCATTAGTTAATGAAAAATTTGATGTATCAAAATTAACATTTTTTTTTAAACCAGATATTTTTTTTTTTAAAAAAATTGTATATTTATTTTTTAAATTATTATTTTCATCTTTTTTTTCTTTTTCTTTTTTTTGTT